ATGGCAGCCATTTCAGACCGCACCAGGTCAGACGGCATAACGGTCTGGGACGTGTCCTACCGGTTCGGCGGACGAGGCTCCAAGAAGGGCTCCGTCACCTTCACCAACGAGAAGACCGCCAAGGCGTTCAAAGCCGCCGTCGACGCGCACGGCGCCGCCCGCGCGCTGGAGATGCACGGACTCAACCCCACACCGCGCGCCACGAAAGTCGCCCTCACTGTCGAAGGCTGGGTCACCCACCACATCGACCACCTGACGGGTGTCGAGCAGTACACCCTCGACAAGTACCGCGAATACCTACGCAACGACATCAGCCCCCACCTCGGGTCGATCCCGCTGGCGAAACTCACCACCGAGGACGTCGCCAAGTGGGTGAAGTGGATGGACACCCATGGCGGCCGAGACGGTAAGGGCCACGCACCCAAGACGCTGCGCAACAAACACGGCTTCCTGTCCGCAGCTCTGAACGCAGCGGTCGGGAAACATATCGACACCAACCCGGCCGCGGGCCGGCGCCTGCCACGCGGCGACGCCGACGACAACCACGACATGCGGATGCTGACCCGCGAAGAGTTCCGCGCCCTGCACGACGCCACCGAGGACCGCTGGAAGCAGCTCGTGGAGTTCCTCGTGGCCTCCGGTACCCGATGGGGCGAAGCTGCCGCACTCCAGCCCGAACACATCGACGTCAAGGCGGGCACGGTGCTGATCCGGCAGGCATGGAAGTACTCCCCAAGCAAGGGCTATCAGTTGGGGCCGCCGAAGACGAAGCGGTCCCGTCGCACCGTCGACGTGCCGACCCGGCTATTGAAGAAGCTGGACCTGTCGGGGGAGTACGTGTTCACCAATCCATCGGGTGGCCCGGTCAGGTATCAGGGGTTCTGGCGGGACGTGTGGAACCCAGCAGTGAAGGTGGCGAAGTTGGACCCTCGCCCCACGCCGCACGACTTACGTCACACCTACGCGTCATGGCAGCTGACCGGGGGCACACCGATGATCGTCGTCTCCCGGCAGATGGGCCACGAGTCCTACAAGGTCACCGCTGACATCTATGCGGACGTCGATCGGGCCAGCGCAAAAGCCGCCTCCGACTTCATGGACGGAATGCTGGGCTGACAACTCAGCCGCTCAGCAGGAACAGGAACGCGCCCCGCTCGGCCTGCCACATCCCTTTGTCACCGTCGTAGTTGACCGTGATTGCCACGTTGTGGTTGGTGCTGTTCGCCCGCACCGTGGCTATGCCCTTGTATTCGGTGTCGGATGTGTGGACGAGGTCGACCCGATCGACCGTCAGGTGGTACTTGACCATCTTCGGGTCGCTGTTGAAATAGCCCTGCATGTCCCCCTTGACGAAAGCCGCAACGTCTTCGGTGGATGGTCCACGGTTGAAGTAGTAGACGCCGCCGGCGATGGCAGCCGCCAGTATCACGGCCGCGACAGTAATCGCGGCAATGGCTTCCTTCGGGATGCGGCCGAACGCCTCGGCCATGTTCAGCTCCGCGACTTGAGTGTGTGGTGGATCGCGAACGCCGACCAGATCAAAATCCACACGCCGCCCCATAGCCCCCACATGACAGCCATGCCGATTCCCATGCCGCCAGCATCGGGGTCGTCCTCGCTGACGCCGGCGACGAACAGGAAGATGCAGGGGACGACGGTACCCAGGATCGCCAGCACGGCGAGGAGCGCGAAGCCGTAGTGGATGGTGACCCGGCCCTCTTCCGGTTGGTGCGCGGGACCGGCGACGGTCAGCCACCGGCCGCCATCCCAATAGCGTTGGCCCGGCGCGCCCGACGGGTCGGGGTACCAGCCGGCAGGTGGTGTCATGCGCAAGATCCTAAGTTGAGGCTGCTTACCGCGGCGACAAATCCGCCATGTCAACTTTGCCACTGGCCGATGGCGACCCAATTCGATCGAGTTCGCCCATCTTGCCCTGGGCAATACCTGTCACTCGCGGACGTGTGTGCTGAGAACGTAGTTACCGTCCGCCGGTTCGCTGCCCGCGATTTTGGCCCTGCATCTGCGGATGGGGCCAAAACAAGAACGGCAATGACGCCCCCCCCCCGCTGTTTTAGGGACACCGCTAACTCGGGGTGTTTCGCCGGTGGGAGACGTATGCCAGATTCGCTGCGATGCGGCGCTGTGGAGTGCTTAAGAACTGAGGGGTATCAGCTAACTATTAGGTGAACTAAGGCGTACATTCGTTCGTGGGCGGGGGCCTCTTCAAGATCGTGAAATCCGAAGGTGCACAATGCCATTCCAATCTACGATGCTGTCAATTCTCGTCCACTGCTCCCACCCCCTGTAAACGCCATGCCCATCGAGGGGATTGGCGGGATCAGCGGCAACCGATCCGCCTTGTGGCGACTCGGGGGTCGGAGTGAGTGATTCGCCTGAGCTAACTCAACTTCTTCAGGAGGAGCTTGCTGGTCGCCTGGAGGAGCATCCCATGCGGGATTGGTCATGCCCCCTCATTCGTGCGGTTCTTGTCAGCATGGACATGTTCCCGCAAGTCGGCCGTGGCCCGGTCCAGCCGGGCCGCGGCAGTCGGTTGCGGCTCATCAGGTGACTTGGCCTCCTTGATTTTGTGCGCTTGGCCCGATGCTCCCGACGTCGCGGCCGAATCAGTTGCAGATGGGTGGGCATGTTGGTCGACCTCCGAGTTGGTGGCGAACACACGAACAAGGCGAACGATCGCATCACGCTGTTCGGGCGTGAGGTTCCGCGCAGATGGCGGAAGCATGACCGCCAAGTCGGACTGCGCAATTCCAGTGTCAACCGGCAACCCAAGGGTTTTGGCCATCGCGAGAACGACAACCGCTACGTCGACGTCCAGGGCTTCCGCCATTGCCTTGATAGTCGCCGGCTCACTGAACTCTTTGATGCGTTCGCCGCTGCCGAGTTGTTGCCAGCGTTGGCGTGAAATGACGCGTCCAGCCCGCGTCTCGTAGTCGGTGTATGACCGACCACTCAGGCGCTTCTGCTCAGTGATGAGCTCTTGGAGATTGGACACTGGACCATCGTTGTCCGCTGTCGATTCCGCTGGCAATCGCTACGCCTCCCATGCCGCCTACCTGATTGGCAAACCCATTCGACCGATAGGTGCCTACCGGTTTGTCTTGGCAATCATCCATCAAAGCCACTGGCTGCGGAACTACACGTTTGTGATCCACTTGCGCTCCGCCTACTAGTAGGCGCATACTCGACAAGTCGCGCTTGACAAGTAGGCGCCTAGCACTGGATGATCGGAGGGTGAGCCAGAGATGGCGAGCACGGTTACACGATTCAAGAGACGACCGAAGGGAACGTGGATGCGACTACGCAGCGCGGAACTACTTCGGGCGTTCGTCGGACCTGAGCCCGACAAGCGCATGTCCGGTCGAAAGCTCGCCCGCGCCGCGGGGAAACATCCGAGCTTCATCAATCACCTCACCGCTGGCCGTGAGACCAGCTGCACACCGCAGACCGCGGATCGCATCGCGGATGCCCTTGGCGTCCCGACCGATGTGCTTTTTGAGGAGCGACTGACAAGTGCCGAGCGCCCAAACGGCAAGTTGGGGAAGTCGACAGCCGCATAACAAAAGGCCCCGCCCGCGGGAACGGACGAGGCCACCGACAACGAAGGAGTAGTTCGTGTCAGATATCGAGAGTATCAATCGCGCCCTCGTATTCGAGGGTGAGGACGGTGAGCCGTTCACCACGTCGTTGGTGATCGCCGCCGAGACCGGCAATGAGCACCGCGCCGCCATTCAGCTCATCCGCACCTACGTCGATGACTTGAGCGAGATCGGCACTTGCGCATTTCAAATGCGGAAGTCATCCGGCCGCCCAACGGAGTTTGCACAACTGGATGAGCCCGCCGCCGCGCTCCTCATTACCTACTTGAAGAACACCCCGGAGGTGCGGGACTTCAAGAAGCGATTGGTCCGGGACTTCTATGCGATGCGAAAGATGCTCGCTGAGCGGCCAAGGCCTGCGCTGCCGGAGTCTCGCGAGGAGCGGTTCGCCCTGGCCCTGGTTGAAGCGGGTCAAATGATCACCGAGAAGGACGATCAGATCAAGGCGCTCACGGCGCCGGCCCGCTCCTGGCGGTTGCTTGCTGATGCTCATGGGGACTTCTCCGTTGCCGAGGCGGCCAAGATCCTCTCCCGCGACCCATCGATCAGCACTGGCCGAGACCGCCTGTTCCAGTACATGTCCGATCAGGGCTGGATCTTCAAGTCCCGCAACCCGCGTGGCGGCTGGGAGGCATACCAGACCGCGGTGGATACCCGCCGGCTGGTGGAGAAGCCCGCCCGCCCGTTCCTGAACTCCAAGACGGGTACGTACGAGCTGCCGGCCCCGACAATCCGCGTCACCGCGAAGGGCATCGGCAAGCTCCACGAGCTCATGGGTGGCACCGAGCCCATCCGCTTCATCGCAGCGGAGGCGTCGTGACCGCGCCGCCGGGCCTGATGGCCCCTCCCGTATTCGGTGGTTCCACTGCACCGAGCAAGAGCGAAATGATCGGCGCAGCGCGGCTGATTCTCGACAATTGCGGTATCAAGTTCGGTACGCGCAAGGTGATCCGGATCGTGACGGAGTTCGCCCACCGTGCTCCGAACGGAAGTGGGCACGCCTTCTTCCTGTATCTCACGAACGCCGTGCAGATGTCAGAGGCTCAGAAGGTTGCTGCCCTGTCGAACCCGGATATCGCTCGGTGCATCGCGTATTGCGACCCCACTGGGGAGGCCGCCGTTAACAACGTGATGCGGCAGGTGCGCCGTGGTTAAGGGTAAGTACGCCGCCAAGGCGGCGAATCGCTTGGTGCAGACCGACAATGAACTTCTCATTGAGAAGACTGCCGAATGCGAACGGTTGGCAGCCGAACTCAACGCCGTCAAGCAGCAACTGGATCGCGCGCGCAGGGAGTCGTCCAGCCTGGTGCTCGAACGCGCTAGCGAACTGTCGCACGAACAGATCGCATCGGCACGCCTCAAGGCCGAGGAGAGGGTCGCCCAGGTCGAGGCTAAGCAAGCTGAGGACGGCATGTTCTGCGCCAAGTGGCTGTGGAAGCTATTCGTTGGAACGACTGGGAAGGGCACTATCCCCAGATACTTCGTGACCGACATAGTGCCGCTCCTCATCACGGATGATGACGTAGCCACTGCGTTCATTAATGAGCGACTCGACGGGGCGGATAACCACACGTCGAATCGTCATGTTCGCCGACATGGATTGAAGAACATCCAGAGGAACTCGAAGGTCAGCGACAACAACGTCACGACACCTCTCGCCAAGACGATGATGTCAGCAGCCTTCGGAGACAAGGCATCCAAGGCCCTAGTGGATGAAGTTCGGACGGGCTGGGGAACGGCTTCGGAAGCGTTGAAGGCTGGCGATGAGCAAGAAGCCTAGGCAGTCGCGGCATCGCGTGCCGACACTCACAGTCGCCCCGGATGAGATCACGCCCGAGTATCAGGCCGAGATCGACATGTCGATGGAGAAGCTAGCGCGTCGATACGAGAAGGCGCAGAAGGCGCTACAAGCAGCAGAAGCCAAGGCCGAGCGGGCACGTCTACGCGCCGAGGAACTGGAACAGAAGCAGGTTGCCGCTGCGGAACTCGCCGAGCGTCGGGCCGAAGAAGAGTCGCGGGCTAACGGGTATGTGCAGCGGATCAAGCTCGCAGCCAAAGAATCTCGGATCGAGTCGGCGCGCGCAGAAGCGACCCGCAAACATGCGGAAGCTGTTGCGCGGCGCAACGCGATCACTGAGCAACGAAAGGCTGAGGCGCGGGCAACTCGGGAGCGGGAGCAACTCATCGCCCGGTCGCGGTCCAGCTTTGCGCAATTGGAAAGCGACGTAGCAGAACGCCGGCGGGAACTTCGCGAGATTGAGCGGCTGATGATGCCGGGCAACTACGCCGGCCGCAGCCATCGGGGAACTGGACAACCGCATCACAACTCAGGGAGGACGTCGTGATCAAGGCATACCCCGTCGCGCAGGTGGCGCGGGAGATTCTGGAGCCTCTCGGTTGGACCGATGGGGAACGTTACCTCAAGCGGCGTATCGCAGCCCGCGAGATTCCGGGTAAGCGCTTGTCTCGCAATGTGTTTGTGATGACGGACAAGCATATCGAGGACTGGCTGAACGGTGATGACGCGCCCGATTTGGAGGCGCCGGCCGAGCCGGTGTCGATCGTTGATGGCTTGTCGGCTCGCAGGAGGGCGTCATGACTGTCTGGTTCTCCTGGATTTGCCAACGCTGCGGCCATGACTTCAAGGCGCCTGCGAAGGCTCGTGATTGTCCTGGGTGTGCTGCTCATGCGGCTGGTGTGTTGGGGCGGGGTTTGCCGCTGGGTGAGATGGGCGGCGAGTGATGAGCGGCAACGTGACTCAACTGCCCATTCCGCAAAACCGGCTCAGCGTGAATCTGAACGGCCAGTCGGCGGAATTGCTTCGCGGATATATGGGCCGATCCGGCGTGGGCATCACTGAGGCGGTGCGCCGCTTCGTGGGCGTAGCCGGATTCGTCTTGAGTGCAATCGATTCAGGCGACGACGTGCTTATCCGTCACGTGAGCGGTGAGACCGAAAGGGTGGTGTTCGACCTATGAGCTACACCAAAGCCGCGCCGGGTAAGTGGGTGTGCAATTTCTTTCAGAAGGTTAGGGCCGCAGACACCTTGTGTGGAGTGTGTGGGCAAACCAGAGAGGCTCACCGCCGTGCCTGATCCTGCAGTAGATGCCGCCTCGCGGGTCTGGGACGGCGACCCGGAACAAATGGCACACATCCTGGTTTCCGCTGCCCGTGAGATGGCGAAGCCGATCCGCGGAGTGCACGAGGTATGGGCGCGCCGGTACGCCAACAGATTTAGCGGGGACGCGTTGGTGGTCAAGACGCTTCTCGAAGACCTCGCCCCGCTGATCTACACCTCCGAGGAGCTGGGGCAATGAGGCAGTGGCTAAAGAGGTGTTGGGACCGGCGCGGACTACAGCCTGGCGATCCTGCTACGCCCGAATGGCGTGAGTACCGGCGTGAGTGCAGACGCATCGCCCGCGCCAACGCCGGTCCTGGTGGATACCAGGGATACCCGCTGCCACCCGGGGCGACGATGCCGCCAATACCGGCTGTGATGCGCTCACGCCGCAAATCCGCCTCCGAGGAGCTGACCCAGTGAGCCACGTGTACTCGCCTGAAACCCTGGCGCTTCTCGCTGCTATCGAGGCGGGGGAGTGCTGCGAGGTGTGTGGCGCGGCGAACTATGACCGGCATTTCGATGAGTGCCCGATGAATCCCGACAACGACGGTGCGATCCGTTGCGTCACTTGTGATCACCCGCGTGTCGACCATTACCAGGACGGGCCGTGTGGGCATCGGATCAGGCCGACGATGCAGCCGTGTACCTGCACGAAATACGAGGGGGAAGCGTGAGCGAGTTTCCAACGCTGGCTGAGGTTGTCAACGGGCACCACTGGTATCGCCCATCTCGGCACGACAAACCGTGGATCACTCGCTGCGTTGGATGCAACTGGATAGGCGACACCCGTAACACCGGCAAGTCGGCAACCGGACTCCACGCCGAGCATGTCCAGGAGGTGTGGCGCGAGGCCTGCGCCATCACCACGGTTGAGCAGCTCGACGCGCTGCCGCAGTTCTCCATCGTCGGACTCCGCATGGAAGACGGCCACCTGTTCGCTATCGAAATGGACGACGGATGGTGCGCTGTCCACTCGCCATTCGAGGTGGAGCGCGACGAGATCGCGGCAGTCATCGAGGCGTACGGGCCGGCCCAGCTTCTCCACCATCCCGATTGGAGCAAGGCATGAACATCGTCTCTGCCGCTGTCCGTGCTGCCGCTGCTGGTATCGACACGTTCGCTGAGTGCTTGTTCCCGGGTCCGCGTGATGTGGGTGAAGCGTTGGGGCAAGCCAAGAGTGGGCCGCAGTGGTTGACCGGGTTCGAGGAACAACGCGAAGTCATTGAACCGAGAGATCCGGTCCGGCTGCCTGCCGAGTTCGACACCGTGAGTGGGCTCGCTGGCCTGCTGCGACTACACGGCGTGCGTGTCGAATTCGATGAGTCTTCTGCCGTCGACACAGCGGCAGACCCGTCACCCGCCTGTCCATCGCCATCCCCGGCGAGTGTGGGTGACGAAGGCCCGGGGGAGGTTTCCGACATTCTGCAGTCGGCCTCCCCCGGGCAACCCGACATGCACCCAGACGCGGTGTACGGGCGGCTGTACGTAGAGCAAGCCCGGCAGCGCAAAGCTGACCCCGGTGAGGTGTCGCAACCCTCGCCGGGGGAGTACTCCATCCCCGAATTGATGGACCTCGCTGCACGACTAGTCACGGATCACATGGCGTCGGGGAACACGTTCCGCCTGGATGTTGGTGTCGCCGAACAATTCCGGGCGCTGCGATGTGATCCGGTGCGCGAGGACGACCTGGCCGCGCACATCACCGCAGTGATGTCGCGGTTCCGCTGGTGGTCGACGGCCGCCTCGATGCACTGGGGCGACGAGATCGCCACGGATCTGCTGGCCGAATTCAACATCACCCGAAAGTAGAAGGCCCCGCCGGATGCACCCCGGCGAGGCCAAGCATCACAACCCAAAAAGGAGAAACGCAATGCCGACACCCACCTTATCCGACACGAGGCTCACAAGGGCCATCACGCTGCTCCGTGAAGCCCCGTCGCTGGACTCGCCGCTGGTCGACGACGCGATCGAACTCATGGAAGCACTGTGCGACGAACTCCCCGCAGCACGCGAGGTCGCGGAGGTCGCCGCAGCATGAGCGACATCGTTTTCATGGACACAGAAACGCTCGGCGTGCATATCGACGCACCAATCTGGGAGTTCGCCGCGATACGCCGCAACTTCTACGACGGCGCCGTGGTTAAGGAACACGAGCTCCACATGTTCATCCACCACTATGCGAAGCCGTGGCTTACGGGAGACGATGCCCTACCCGAGCAGTTCCAGGCCGACTATCGGCAGCGGTTCGATGCCAGCATCGCGTACGGCAAATCGGGGGCCGCTGAGGTCATCTCCGGATTCCTTGCGGGAAAGCCGCACATCGTCGGGGCTGTACCGAACTTCGACACCGAGCGGATCAGCCACCAGCTGTTACGACCGGCCCACGTCCCTGATCCGTGGCACTACCACCTGATCGACGTGGAAGCCCTGGTCATGGGCTACCTACACGGTGTTGCCGCTCGCGCGGTCGACGAGGCGCGTATGCGCGGTGAGGTGCCCAACCCGGACTGGGTCGACCGGCAGGCCCAGGGGCGGCCGCCGTGGAAGTCGGATGACCTTTCCAACGCCATTGGTGTCGACCCGGAGCAGTTCGACCGGCACACGGCCATGGGTGATGTCTTGTGGGTCAAGGCTCAGTTCGACGCGGTGATGGGCGGTGCTGCATGACCATCACTCTGCAGACGAACGAACTGGTCCGCATCCTGAAAGAGGCGGCACTATTCGCCAATAGCAGCCCAGACATCCCGGTGATCAACGCGGTGCACGTGGAAGCGCGCGGCCGGGAGCTGATTGCCATTGGCACCGACCGATTCACGTTGGGCGCATCCAAGACTGAACTCGACGAGCCTGGCGACTTCCTCGCGGCCTTATCGCTGCGGCAGGTCAAGACGATTACCCAACTGGCCGGGGCGGGCAAGCAATGCTTCTCGAACGTAGTGATCGACGCCGACGACAAGCAGGTGCGTGTCGCGTTCAGTAGCGGCGAAACCCTCACCCTGCCCGCCGAAGTGGAACGGGGCGCACATACCGCATGGCTGAAACTGCTGGATTCAGCGCCTGACTGCGATCCGTCGAAAGCGATGGACATCAATCCGCAACTGGTGGCGAAGTTCGCCCGCCTGCAAGGCTCGCGCGCATCGCGGATGCGAATGCACTTCTTCGGGCACGCGAAGCCGATCAGGGTGTCGGTCGGTGACAGCTTCGTCGGCCTGGTCATGCCGGTGAGGATGCCCGACGAGGTGTCGATGGATTGGGCGACACCGGAATGGCTACGGGAGCCGGAAAAACCCAAGCCGGCGAGGAAGCCGCGCGCGAAGAAGTCCACCAGCCGCTCGGCCGCAAAGGTGCCAGCATGACCGCCCCACGCCCACGCCCCGTTTGGTGCCCGCATGACACCCGCCGTCAGCCGAAACCGAAACTCCGCGAATGGCTATGGGTACCGGCGATGGTGTTCCTTGCCATCGCCCTGCCCGGACTCGCAGCATTCGGAGTGCTCCGATGAAGTGCGCCAGGCCCAACTGCCCCAACAGTGCGCAGCCAGGTAGAGACCGCGGACTCTGCACCAAGCACTACCGACTATCACCACTACGCGGATACGTCCCCGTCGACCGCACCCGCGAACGCCTCGCCCTACTGCGATCCCGAGGCGTCACCGTGGACATGATCGTCGCCAGCGGCATCTCAACATGGGGCCTGCGCCTCATCGAAACCAACGAGCGGGTGCAGCGATCCACCGAAGCGAAGATGCTCGCCATCCCAGTGCCGACCGAGCTAATCCCCACCGGCGCCTACATCAACGGCATCGGTACACGCCGGCGCCTGCAGGCTCTCGTGGCGATCGGATGGACGCAGCGGCTCATCGGCCAGGAGTTGGGTGTTGTCCAGTCCCGAGTGAAAGCACTGACACACCAGGACGGCGTGACGGCACGCGTGGCGTTCTCCGTGCGGGAAGTGTTCGACCGCTTGGCAATGACCGTCGGTCCATCCCAGTCGACCCGTGTTCGTGCAGCGGCCAAAGGATGGTTGCCGCCCTTGGCGTGGGAAGACATCGATGATCCCGACGAAACGCCCAACCCTGGCATCAATCGGCGAGCGTCATTCATGGAGCGCTACGAGGAATGCCGCGACCATATTGGGCTGGCCGACTGGCAGATCGCCGAACGCATGGGCATTCAACTGAACTCGCTTCAGGTGGCGATCTCGCGAGAGAAGAGAAAGAAGGCGTCATGAGCGCAGTCATCGGAGCCGGCGCGATCGGGATCGTCAACCGCGACGCATGGCAAGCCAAAGGTGCATGCAGAAGATCTGAGACACCAGACGATTGGTTCCCTGACAAGGAAGCACCACCGTGGAAGACGATCGACGCCCGCACTTTGTGCTTGGGCTGTGACGTTCGGAATGAATGCTTGCAGTACGCCTTAGACCATCCCAATGAGCGGGGAATATGGGGCGCCCTGACCGAGAAGGAACGCGCCGGGATGAGGGCTGGGCGACCCGCGAAGGTGTTCGGGACATGCCGCGAGTGCTGCGGCGAATTCGTCAAACGTGAAGGCAGTCATCGTTACTGCTCGGACAACTGCCGCAGAACGAGTGAGTTCCGGCGTGGTCGTGAGCGTCGGGCTGACAAGAAGGGCCTGATATGAGCGCCACCGACATGATCGCCGCATGGCAGCGCGCCACCGAAAGCGCCTCGAAGCAATACGTTCCGTTCCCCGCAGGTTGGATCAACCAACTCCCGCCCGACCTCGCCGCCGAACTCAAGTCGATCGCGGCAATGTGCGACGAGTCCCACAAGATCATGGCCGACGCTTCGAAACTACTGAGGGACATCTTGCAGGACAGGCTGGGGGCGTCGTCGTGATGCTCTACGAACTCAGTGACGAGGAGCTGGCATGGCATGGATTTGCACGTGCAGGCACAACCGATCACAACACCGCCACGAATGGGACACCTTCCGAGGCGCCTGGGACACCCGCTGCACACACACCGAATACGGGCACAGCGGTCGGGACCGATGCCCCTGTAAGGCATTCGAAGAAAGAGGCAACCCTGTGACCATCCAGATACTCCCAAATCTCGTGCAGGGCAGCGACGAGTGGCTCGAACAGAGGCGCGGCATGGTCACGGCATCTGTTGTCGGCCAGCTCATCACCACCCGAAGGCTTAGCGCAATCGACTACGAATGCCCATCCTGTGGTGCGCCGGCCGACGACCCGTGCCGGAGCAAGCGTGACCCGGGAACGTCCATCAAGACTCTGCACCCGGAACGCGCCGACTATGCCAAACGTCAGCCGTCCCCAATCATCATCGAACCGGCCAGCAACGACACTAGCCAGGACCTCACGATGCTGCTTGCCGCTGAACGGATTACGGGATACACCGAGCCAACGTACATCAATGACGACATGCTTCGTGGGCATGAAGGCGAGGTAGTGGCGCGCGCAAAGTACGCGGAACACTATGCGCCCGTTACCGAAGTCGGCTTCATGATCCGCGAAGAAAACGGCATCAAGATCGGCTTTTCTCCGGACGGCCTGGTCGGCGACGAAGGACTTTTGGAGATCAAAAGCCCGCGACAGAAAACCCACCTGAAAACCATCCTGTCAGACGGCGTACCGATTGAGCACATGGCCCAAATTCAATGTGGCCTACTAGTTTCCGGACGGCAATGGCTGGACTTCATCTCATACAACGGCGGCATGAGGCTGTGGGTCAGGCGCATCTACCCACAGCGCGCCTGGTTCGAGGCGATCGTGAAAGCCGCCCGCGCATTTGAAGCCAATGCCGCCGAGATGCAACGTATTTACGACGACCGCACCAGCAATATGCCCATGACCGAGAGGGTTACTGAGCAGGAAATGGTGATCTGACATGGACCTCACCGACACCATTACCCCCAGGTCCGATCAGCTGAACGCAGAAGACCTCTTGACCGGTCCGCGCACTGTGACCGTCGAGAAGGTCACCAAGGGCACAGCCGAGCAACCGGTGAACATCCACCTCATTGAGTTCCCCGGCCGACCATTCAAGCCGTCAAAGACAGTGCGCCGCATCCTGGTTGCAGCATGGGGCAAGGAAGCCACGGCGTACACCGGCCGGCGGATGATGCTCTACCGAGATCCCGCCGTTCGGTTCGGCGGCCAGGACGTCGGTGGCATTCGCGTGTCGGCCCTGTCCCATATTGAGTCACGGTTGACCTTGCACCTCACCGTAACCCGGGGCAAGCGCGCACCGTTCACTGTTGATCCATTGCCTGATGGCCCGGCGCTCATCGATCAGGGCGCGGTCACCGAGATCATCGACCGCATCGCCAAGGCTGAATCCCTCGACGAGCTCAATGCGATCTCCGCCGAGTTGAAAGCATGGGAACTCGGCGCATTCCGTGACGAACTGAAGACCGCATGGAGCGAGCGGCAAGCGGTCATCAAGGCGGCGTCATGAGGTACGTCGTCACCTGCCAGAAGTGCACCGAGAAGGTCGGCTACCCAATCAAATCCGAGTTCCCCGACAAGCCGGGTGCTGAAGCGTACGTACGCCGGCACGCACTCACCAACCACCGGGCAGAAATCACGGAGGTACAGCAGTGATGCGGCCGTTGCTGCTGGACCTCTACTGCGGGGCTGGTGGCGCCGGAGCCGGATACCACCGATCCGGGTTCCAGGTCATCGGCGTGGACCATCGGCCGGCAACTGATCGAGACAGTGAGGGCTGCCGCATGACCGCCGAATCCTGCAGCGAGCACCGAACTCGCCGAGCCCGAACCGGAACCATGTGGAGGAAGCCAAGATGAGCGACAACACTGGCATTGAATGGTGCGACTCCACATGGAATCCCGTCACCGGTTGCACCGAGGTCTCGCCCGGCTGTGATCACTGCTACGCCAAGACATTCGCCGAACGCTGGCGTGGCACACAGGGTCACTACTTCGAGCGCGGGTTCGATGTTCAGCTCCGACCCGACAAGCTCGACCAGCCGCTCCGCTGGCGTCGGCCGCGCCGCATCTTCGTCAACAGCATGTCCGACCTGTTCCACGACCAGGTGCCCGACGAGTACATCGCCCGCGTGTGGGCGGTAATGGCCTGCTCGTACCGGCACACCTTCCAGGTGCTGACCAAACGCCACGCTCGGATGCGGTCGCTGCTGTCTTCTGAGCGCTTTGTGGAGCTGTTCGACGTCGAGTTCTGCAAGGTGCCCGACTGGGTGGACCGTTATCCCGACTTGGATTTCGCGCGACCCGAGCAGGTGGTGCATCTTGCGGACGGCCCGCTCAGCAACGTGTGGCTGGGCGTCTCGACTGAGAATCAGCAGTGGGCGGACATCCGGATCCCCGCGCTGCTCGACACCCCGGCCGCCGTCCGATTCATCAGCGCCGAACCACTACTCGGCCCGATCGACCTGCTTGAGCACTTTGGCAGTGGGCCAGCGGTCCGCGGTGGAGTTGCCGCACTCGATTGGGTGATCGTCGGGGGCGAGTCTGGTCCCGGTGCCCGGCCGATGCATCCTGACTGGGCGCGGTCTCTCCGTGACCAGTGCGAGGCCGCCGGTGTGCCGTTCCTGTTCAAGCAATGGGGAGAGTGGGTGCCACAGTTCGACGTTGACGGGCAGCCGATCGATTACCCCCGGATTGGACGAGTCACGACCGAACCGCCGGACGGCGACCGGCACAGCGCGCTGCTACGCGTCGGCAAGAAGCACGCCGGCCGCGAGCTCGACGGTCGCACCTGGGACCAGTACCCCGCTGAGGCGCAGTCATGACGCGCGCAGAGCTGGTCGAGCGGATCCTGTTCGCGGTCGACGGCTACCGCTTCGGTGAATGGTCCCTGATCGACGCCGGGGCCCGCATCGGCAAGCTGATCCAAGCGCACCCAGAGGCGGTGTAGTCATGACGCGCCAGCTCCCCAAACCCGTTGCCGTCCCGCTCGGCAAGGTCATCTTCGGCGCCATCAACGGACTCATCTACAGCGCCGGCTGGGTGCTCATGCGATGGGACGACCTGCGCGACGAGTACCGCATACGCCGGGTCGGGGTGCGGGCCGAGGAATGGCTGAAGGACGGTGCGAAATGAGCGAGCAGATCGACCCGTTGGCACCAAGCCACTGCGTGTACGGGCAGGCCGGTGAACGCATCTGTGGCTACACCCGGCCATTACTCCCTGCCTGGTGCTGTCACCGCGATGTGCCGGGCTTGGACACCCCGGAGGCCGACCGGTGATCGAACGACAGCACCGATGCCAACACTGCCGGGAAGCGATACGGCCCAACCAAACCGGTGGCTGGTACCACGTCGAGACCGCTGCTCACCGCTCCGACCAGCGGTGCTTCCTGTACGCGACCCCGCGTAGCCAACCCAGCGGCATGGACGAGTTCCACCCCGCGACTTCCTGGAACAAGGGCCCCGAGAACCCGGAGGTGCCGTAAATGGCCGTATCCAAACGACTGCGGTTCGAAATCCTGCGCCGCGACAACCACACCTGCCGCTACTGCGGAGGAACACCGCCTGACGTGATCCTCACCGTCGACCACGTCATCCCGGTATCGCTTGGCGGGTCGGACGATCCGTCCAACCTTGTTGCCGCATGCAAGGACTGCAACGCCGGTAAGACGTCATCAAACCCGGACGCCCCTTTGGTCGACACGGTGGCCGATGACGCGCTGCGGTGGGCGGCCGCGATGAAGCAGGCGGCGGATGAACTCGCTGGTGCCGACGACGCTATCGAGTCGATCCTTGATGCCGTAGCGGACGCGTGGAAGCCGTACTACAAGCCAGCCGACTGGGCAGGCTCGGTCGTCACGCTCATCAAAGCGGGCCTATCCCAAGACGATCTACTCGCAATGGTCGATGCGGCCTACCGCAAGCGGGGGATCGACAGCAATCGGTGGTCCTACTTCTGCGGCTGCTGCTGGAGTCGCGTTCGGCAGATGCAGGACCGGGCGTCGGCGATCGTCGCACAGGAAGCGTCGACTGAGCCGGCTGAACCCGAGTGGCGCCCAGCTACCTGGTGGACCAAGGACCTCGTCGACAACTTCCTGTCGAGCGCGATCCGCTTAGCCGAAGAGTCGATCACCGCAGAGGACATCGCGATGATCCACTGCGATTGCCAGGAGTCGGGTTGCTGCACCGATCCGCTCTGCGTGATCGAGTACGCGACGAATCTGCGGTGGTTCTCGCTCATGAGACGGAACAACCGAGAGCGGCAACAGCGACGGTCCGACGCAGTTATCGAGGAAGCGGAGGCGCTTCTCGATGGCTAACGCTGCCGCCCTCATCAACGAGGGCCTATGGAGGAAAGACAAGGCGTTCCAGGCGCTTCCACGCCTGGCTCAATGCACGTTCCTGCAGGTGCTATCGCAGAAAGATCTGGATTGCGCTGGCGTCCTCACGCTGTACCTGGAGCTGTTGGCCAAGGGATGCAACGAGCTCACTACCGACCAGGTGGAAGCCGACTTCGCCGCCCTTGAGGATGCTCGGTTCCTGTTTGTGGACTACGACACCGACGAACTGCTGATCCGCTCGTACGTGCGGCTGGTGAGCGTCAAGTCACCGAACGCTTGGAAGTCCGCGTTCAAGTCAGCCCGACTCGTGGTGTCGGAGAAGATTCGCCACGAATTGGCGGTGGAGCTCAGGAGGCTCAGGAGATCGGATGCAGACGCCCTGGCCGCTGAAATCGACCCTAATCCAACCCCATCGGGACCCCATCGCAAACCCATCCTGACCCCATCCGAAGGGGATACCCCATCCGAACCCCATTCGGAACCCCCCAGATCAGTACCAGTAGTAGGTCATCTCACCTCTGTAGGTAGTTCAGTTGGGGAGGCCCCCTCCGAATTCTGCTCAAACCATCCAAGCGGCACTGAGCGGAACTGTGTCCCGTGTGGACGGGCTCGCAAGTCGTACCCGGAACGTATGGCGAAGTGGAAAGCCGACACACGCGCCGTGGAGGCCGCTGAGCGTCAGGCTGCGATCGATGACTGCCCGGTCTGCGATGAGTTCGGGGACATCACATTTGACGATGACTCGGTCCGCAAGTGCGATCACCAGGCGGTGCGTCATGCATGACTGGGCCGGCACTCGTGAACGCGAGGACGCACTCTCCGTTCCGTGCCGTGACTGCCATGCGGTCACGGGGGAGCCGTGTGTGGTGCGGGACTCGAAGGGGCGGGTGGAGAAACCGTTGGAGGCGTTTCCGGCGCATCCGCATCGCATGAATGACGCCAGGAGGAAGCAATGACCGGCCCCACGCCCACGCACAGCGATCAGAACCCGGTGTCTGGCATGGCGGTGACCCCCAACCCGGCAGAAGAGCGCACAGAGGCGCTGAGCCCCGTCGTTGATCTCGTCGGCGACTGGCTCATCGCCACAGTGAGTGCACTCATCGGCGTCGGCTCATGGGACGACGCGCAAGCCGCATACGACCGCGCCATTGGACCCATGACCCACTTCGCGGGCATGGCACTCGCCGCTACGTCTGGCGCCGCAGACGAAGCCGAGTTCTACGGCGGTGCGGAATGAGCCCGTGTCAGTGCTGGGTGCAATCCCCACTCACCGGACACCAGGGTCACTGCTGCTTCGGATACCGCGACGACGACGCCTATCAACGCGGCCAACCCCCACCGTGCGGGCATTGGCATCCCGACGTTGCGAGGCCCGCATGAATCACACCAGCCCCGTACGCCATTGCTCCAACTGCCTCCGAAACGCCCGCACCGACACCATCCCCGCCCAACAGATCGGCACCTACCCCGTACCCGCATTCCGAATCTGCGGCTACTGCGGGTGGGCTGAAGAAATCGAGGAGACCGCATGACCGACCGCATCGAAACCGTCATCGCCGAGCAGCTCGCCAAGAACCTCTGGGATCGCCTCACCAACGGTCCGCGCTGGATCGGTAGCGATGAGTTCCAGGCCGTTCTCGAAGAAGAGGCCCGCTCGATCCTCGCTGCACTCAAGGCAGCCCGGATCGCGGTCGTGGAGTTACCCGAGCCCGACAAGTACGGGCGCTTCTGGTACGGAAACCACTGCAACTACACGTTTGCGGACACCGGCGAGGTTGAGACGTCGCGGGTGTACCAGCGGATCGACCCGCCCACGCTCCGTGAGTACGCCGCTGCTCTCCTCGCTGCTGCTGACGCTGCGGAGGTATCCCAATGAGCGCCATGACCGCGACTGCCCACCGCACACCCATCGACCAACTCCAGCAACGCGCCATCAAGGAACTCGCCAACAACCCCACCATCGTCACCTACCGGATGGTCGACGGAACCCCACTCCTGCTGAACCTGAACGCCGAAATTCAGCGCCGCATCGACTACGTGCTGAAAACCGTGTGCACACTCATCGGCCTACCGGACGTCGACCCGATCGACTGGGATTCGTTGAAGGCCGAGAACATGCCGCCCTGCCCCCAATGCCAACAACCGATCTGGCCCGGGCAGTGGATCACCCCAGACGGCGCACACCTCGGATGCTCAGGGCTGGACTCGTGAACCTTCCCGACATTCTCGCCGCACAAACCGCGTTCCTCGCAGCCTCCACCACATGCCCCACCTGCTACCGACCCCGCACCGAATGCGATCACGGAGGACAGCGCCGATGACCACCGCACACACCGAACGCCGCCACTGCCGCGTCTGCAACCTCGAACTGCCCACCTCCGCCGTCGAAGCGCTGTGCGACGACCACGCAGACGGGCAGGAAACCGCCACATCCACACCCCAACCAGACAGGCCTATGCGCGTCATGCACAACGGGCTCATCTCGAAACGAAACGGTGGACTGGAGGAAATGATCCATGCCTGACTGCACACGCTGCGCCCGCAAAACCGACCTGTTCCTGTGCTCCACCTGCATCGGCAACCTGCGTTCCATGCTGCACGACATGCCCTGGTACCTCGATCGTCTCGTGGAGACCGCGATAGGGCAGGCCCGCATCAGCGACACCGGGCGCAGAGCCAAACGCCGCGACGTGCTCCACGGGGACGATTCGCTGGCCGCGCACATCGAATCGTTCCCCCGCGACGGTGACAAGCCACCCACGAAGCGGGACCTGTTGGCCCGCCAGAAACTCGCACTGCATCACGCACTCGCGGCCGGCAGGGTCAACGGCCGCGCATCCGACCTACTCCAGAAAATCCACAACACCCTCGGATGGTGGGTCAAGGACATCTGCACACAGCAGAACCACGACATTCCCCGACTCAACACCGTCACATCGATGGTGCGTTGGCTGGAAAAGCACTGCGCGACCGTGGCGCATCAGGACGACGGCTTGAACCTCATCGGTGACGTGGAGGAGCTGCAGAAGTCCATCGAACGCATCGTCAACCGGCCCGTCGCGCCCATGGTCATCGGGCCCTGTGTCACAGACCCCGCACCCGACGACCTGCTAGAGCAGCGTGCGGGCAAGGGTGACGGCACCACCCGCTGCAACTACGCCCTCCACGCCGGCCAGAAAACCAACAAGGTGACCTGCCCACAGTGCGACACAACCCATGATGTGTCAGACGTGTTGACCCAGAACCTCGCCGAACTCGACGAAGTACTAGTGACCGTGCGGGATCTCGTCGACTGGGTCCTGCCACGCCTCGACGAACCCGTACCGCAACGCACCATCGAACGCTGGGTCAACAAAGGCTGGGTGCCCGTTCGTGGCCAGGACGCATCCGGGGCGAACATGGTGACCATTGGGGATGTGAGGCGAGCGAGAGCAACAAGGCCGCGGCACATCAAGGCCGGATAGATGACATACCGCGAAATTATCGGTAGGAGAGACATGAACGAGGTAGACGACCGCGAGTGCCCGTGCGCCGGGTATGGCGGCTGCGCCGATGTGGGCGGTTGCGAGGGCGAGTGTGGCTGCGGCGTCCACGATGAACCGCCGCGCGAAGTGCTCGTGCGCTTTCAAGGATGGCAATGAGGGAACCAGACTGCGGGGGCTGCAAAGGCCAGGGCGCGCACTCGCGGCGCTGCCGCACTGAACCGGGATGGCTATGGGTTCGGCTCGCTGACCGGGCCGGAGAACTTGGTGACCTGATCGGGTCGAACGACACAGCATCCGCGAACGCGGCCTACGGCATTCAGCACAGGATGCTTCAGCGGGCGAAAGCCGCTGGCAACACCAGGTTGTGGCCGGGTCACTGCCAGAACTGCGGCGCGGAACTCAACCCGCCGAACGCCACCAGCTGCCGCGTGTGCCACGCCAGCGACACCGACGAGACCTGACATAAGGCGCATTTATCAGTGCGACACGTCGGCGCATGAAGTGGCAAAACAGCTTGCCGATATGGCAAAATGGCGCTCAACGATCCACTGACAGACCTATGTCCAAGGATCGGATTCACACCGCGATTCGTCCACCCCGCCGCAGAGATATCGGGCTCACACGGCGGGGTTTTCGCATGTCGGGAGGTGCTTATGTCCACCTTCACCCCACCGCGGACACTCACACAACGCATCACCGATGCTCTCGCAGCACTGCGCACACTCCGCGAACAAGGCAACCCCGACCACATCGAGGAAGCCACAAACGTCCTCGACAGCCTGATTGACCGCTACCCGCGCCGCTCCACAGCCCAGGAGTAACCATGAGCACGTTCAAGGTTGAGAAGATTGATCGCAACGCCGACGGCACCACAACGCTGTACGGGACCACGCCGGATGGCATTCCGGTCGTTCACACGTATCAACCTGGTGAGATGGTTACGCGCGTCGTAGGGCGTGACGAGCAGTGAAACGCACACTCGCCCACGGAATGCGCCGCACTGCTCGTGCACTGATCAAGTGGTCCAACAAGCTGGAACCGCCAACATCGCGCGCTGATTTCAGTGAGGCAGGCCAATTCGCTGGCAGGGCGTTCGCCGCGCGGATCGCAGCCGAGGAGCGGCTAGCCAAGGCTCATCGTGACGAAGCGAAGGCAGCGGATCGTCTCGCGGATCAGATGGGAAAGCGTGCCATTCAGTACGGCGGACAGGTGGCGGGTATGACGGTCCCCGGCCTCATGGAAACCTTCGAAGCGCCCACGCTGGGCGTGAACTTCGTACAGCCCTGGGCACTTCGCATTGCCGATGGCATCGCTGGCGCACGACCTGCACTGCCCAATATGGTGCAACCGAAACCGTCCTTGTGGCGGCGCATTATGGCGTGGTTCGGCCTGTGACCAACCAAGCGATCATCGATCTCATCCGAGACAACCTGCCCCACCTCGTCCACCCAGGCGGCGGCAAAGGCCCGATCCCGCTCGCACTGCCCATGTTCCGCAACTCAGCCATCCCCGCCGATGTGGCCAAGCAGATGGCTGCCGAAGCAGGACTACCGAGCCTGGACGTCACCACCCTCACCGCAGAAGCGATCGTGGCCCTACTCGACCAAGCCGGTTACGACCTGTCCATCACCAAGGATCAAGTCGCCCAACTCCGTGCTGATGCAGCATCCGGTGTTGAACGCCACCGCACACCCACCGTGCACTGCACCTGCGGCACACCACTGTTCAAAGTCAACATCGACGCCGACAAGCCCACCACCAACGGGCCAGCCCTCATCAAGGCCATGTCGCAGATGAATCCCGAATGTTCAGCCCAACATCGGAGGAAAGCCTGATGGACCCCGCTAAGACCTACGTCGATCTCAAGGAGATTGGATCCCGGCCAGCGCGTGTTGTACGCACGGCACACGGCTTTCGCCTGTTCATCGGTGACGAAGAGTTCCCCTTCCCGATCGAACGAGACAGCGTCTCCTTCACACCTGGTCGCGGGCGTCACAATCGGCTGACGCTCACGCTGTTCGTAGGCGAAGTGACCATGGAGACGCGCAAGCCCAGCGCCGAGGGCAACGACTGATGCGACTTCAGATCATCTGCGACGGCGAACCCAAGCTCGACATCGAGGTTGATCAGTGCAAGCTGACCACCCGATTCCCAGCGGTGTGGCACCGCGAGAATGAGGCTGTCGAAGCTGAAGCCGCTAAGGCTGTCCTACCCGATATCGAACTCACCGCCCGTGCGATACGCAACGATGCGGGCGTCTGTGTCAACAACGCGACAGGGCCACTCGTCTGATGCCCACCCTGCGCATCGTCGTCAACGGCGAAACATGGATGAACGGCGACCTCGGCGAATGGCAACAGAAGCAGCCAGCCCAGTTCGTTGAGGCCCTCAAGAACCCTCGCGCCGCACGCCCCGGCATGATGCAGTTGCTCACCTCCATGAGTGAATGCGCCACCGGTGACAAAGCCTGGACGTTGGAACTCACCACCAGTGACGACGGCGGATTCACACTCACCAAGAAGCTGACCACCTCAGGCTGATGCCCAGCAGTGGCAGCACCTCGTCAAGAGGGTACGGATCCGCTCACCAACGACTACGCGCCAAGTGGGAACCCAGAGTCAAGGCAGGGCAAGTCAACTGCTGGCGATGCGGACACCCCATCCGAGCCGGACAGCGCTGGGACCTCGGTCATGATGACGACGATCGAAGGCAATACCGCGGACCCGAGCACGCACTAGCCAAGGACTGCACAGCCGGCGGCAACAGGGCCACAGCTGGCAGGCGGCAGCCCGGCAAGCAGCCCCGCAGGCCCGCCACGCCACCAGCCGCATTGGCCTTCTTCGACCCGCCCCACCCCGACCGTGACACATAACCGCAGGTCAGGGACGTGAACGCAAAAGCCCAGGTCAGGGCCCATTTTTTAGGGGGCCTCGGACCTGACCCCGCCACAGTCATCTGATCTATCTACCGCATTTTTTTCGTTTTCAGGAGAGGGGGTGACGATGACGACGAAGCGGACGCACATTCGTGCCGTGACTCCCGGGGAGCAAGTCGAGCCCCCTGAGCCGCCCAAGGTGCTGTCGCTGGATGAAGCGATTCAATCGGGCGACTATCTCGAAATTCTGCGCGCTCAGCGGCGGGACATCGTCACGTCGCTCCCGGATGAGCGTGGGCCGGCCAAGGCCGCGCTGCATCGGCAGTTGGCGTTGATCTCGAAGGAGATTCAGGCGCTGGAAGCAAAGGCTAAGCAGGAGGCCGCCGAGGGTGGCGACGCAGGCGCAGACGAAACCTGGGACGAAGAAGCTATCTGAGGTCGCCAAGCACCTTGCCAGGCCGTCTGGGATTGTGGCGACCGAGTGGCCGGCGGTCGAAAAGACCTGCAGAACCAAGCTTGGTGTCTTGTTCGATGAGTGGCAGAAGGGCTGCGGCCGGCTGATCTTGTCGAAGCGGACCGACGGGAAGCTCGCGGCTATGGTCGGCGGCGCGTGTATGTCGTTTCCGCGGCAGGTAGGCAAGACCTATCTGCTCGCGGGCTTGATCTTTGCGTTGTGCATCAACAGGCCCGGCCTGCTGGTCATCTGGACGGCTCAGCACCTGAAGACGAGTGGCGAGACGTTCCTGGCGATGCAAGCGTTCGCGCAGCGGCTGCGGGTAGCCCCATACATCTCGCAGGTCTACACCGGGTCGGGCGACGAAGAGGTTCGATTCCACAACGGGTCTCGCATCCTGTTCGGCGCCCGTGAGCGCGGGTTCGGTCGAGGCATTCCCGGCGTGGATGTGCTGGTAATGGATGAGGCGCAGATCCTTTCAGATAAGGCCTTGGAGAACATGCTGGCGACGTTGAACACGTCGAAGTTCGGCCTACAGCTCTACATCGGTACGCCGCCGAAGCCGGAGGACAACTCGGAGGCTTTCAACCGGATGCGAACCGAGGCGCTGGAGGCCATCAAGAACTCTGACAGCGTCACCGAGGACCTGGTGTGGATCGAGTGCGGCGCCGACGAGAAGGCCAACTCGTCTGACGAGAAGCAGTACGCGAAGGCCAATCCGAGCTACCCGCACCGCACACCAATCGAGTCGATCCAACGTCTACGCAAGAAGCTGACCAATGACGGTTTCATGCGCGAAGGCTTGGGCGTCTGGGATCCCGACGCGGTAGCGGTGTTCAGTAGTGAGCGGTGGGGCGAACTGGTTGACGTTGACGCGCCACCCCCAATCCGAGTGGTGTTGACGATCGCTGTTGCGCAGGACCGCAGTTGGGCGTGTATAGCGGTGGCCGGCGAGGTCGGCGGCAAAACGCTGGTGATGTGCCACTCCATGAAGGGATTAGGCGGCGTCGTCGGCAAAATCGTTGAGTTGCGCGCTTCTCGAAACGTCGCAGAGGTGGCCCTAGTGGGGGCGCAGGCGAAAGCGCTTCAACCGGACATGGTTCAGGCTGGAGTGGAGTTTGAAGTACTGACCGGAACTGATGAAGGCGCGGCGTGTGCTGCGTTCCAGGAGGCTGTAAAGCACGGCACGTTAGTACATCTGGGGCAGGCCGAGCTGGATCTGGCTGTGAAGAACGCCCGGACGCGAATGTCTGGCGAGTCGGAGCGGTGGGACCGCAAGGACGTGAAGGTCGATGATTCGCCGCTTGTCGCCGTGTCTGGAGCGTTTTACCGGTGGCGCGTGAAGTTCAAGAACTACGACGTTATGGAGTCGATTCTATGAAGGTTGGGGCGGTTGTGACGACAGTGCTCGACCTGATCGGGATCGTCTGCCTGGCTGTGTTCGCGTGGTTCATTTGGCCGCCGGCGGCCCTGCTGCCTGTCGCCGTCGGAGCGTTCGTGGCCAGTTGGTCTGCCAATCGCGGTGGTGATTTGTGAGCCTGTTCTTCCGGCGCGGTGAGCATCGCGTGATGCAGCACTGGTTTGGTGTTGGCGATGCACCCAGTGCTGGGTTGTCGCATCGGATCACGCCCGAGACGGCGACGTATCTGTCTCCGGTGTTCGCGGCGTTGCGTCACATCGTCGACTATGGTTCGACGCTGCCGATCGACGTCTACCGGCGGTCTTCAGATGGTGGGCAACGGACCAAGATCACGCCGCCTCAACTGATTTCCGGTCTTGACAGTGAAGGTGAACCGGGCGCGGTGGCCTGGCTGGGTCAGGCGTTCTACTCACTCGCCGCGTACGGCAATGCGGTCGGCTGGATCCGGAGTGTCGACGGCAATGGGTTCCCGGCCGCCGTGTCGTGGCTGCAGGATTGCGATTGGACGTTCAGCGAGACGTCCAAGCAGTGGTACGCGTTCGGGCAGCCGGTGCCCTCAAGCCGGCTCGTGCACATCCCGTGGATCGTCCCGCCGGGGAAGAAGTTGGGCCTGTCCCCGATTGAGCACTTCGCGACGGTGATCTCCGCTGGATTGTCGGCACAGGAGTACGCCGACGTGCGCCGCGGTGGCGGCATTCCACCGAGTGTTTTGAAGAACTCAGAGCTGACGCTGGATGAGACGCAGGCTGAACAGGTCAAGAGCCGGCTCATGCGAACCCTCAGTAAGGGGGAGCCGTTCGTCACGGGGCGTGACTGGAGCTTCGAGGCCATCACTATCCCGCCCAATCATGCCCAGTTCATCGAGACGTTGAAGTTGTCGGCGAATCAGACCGCGGCGATCTACGGCATCGACCCGACCGAGATCGGCGGCCGGTCCGAGAACTCAATGGACTATTCGAATCAGGAAATGCGGCAGATCAACCGGGCCGCGAACATGCGGCCCTACATCGTGCGGATCGAGAAGGCGATGGACCGCCTGCTGCCGGGGCCACAGTTCGTGAAGTTCAACACCGACGCCACGATTCGCAGTGACATCAAGACGCGCACTGAAGTGCTTGGGGCGCAAATCAAGGACGGCCGCAGATCGGTCAACGAAGCCCGCGCCCTGGAGGACGAACCTCCGGTTGAAGGCGGCGATTTCCACAACGTGCCCTCGCCTATGTCGGGGCCGGTAAACAGAAATGAAGGAGTGACACCATGACCGACGCTGAGCGGCGGTTCACATCGGTTCGGGTGGAAGTCCGTGCCGGCGCGAACGACGACAAGATGACCATCGGCGGCTATGCCGCGAAGTTCAACCGGATGAGCCAGAATCTCGGCGGGTTCGTTGAGCGTATTGACCCGACGTTCTTCAACAAGAGTCGCGGGGATGGTTGGCCTGATGTGGTGGCGCGCTACAACCATGACGACAACATGCTGCTGGGCACGACGAACGCGCGTACGTTGCGTCTGTCGACCGACAATGTGGGCCTGATGTACGACGCCGACCTGCCGTCTTCGCGTGCCGATGTGTACGAGCTGGTGCAGCGTGGAGACGTGAACAAGTCCTCGTTCGCATTCGTTGCGGTGGAAGACGATTGGACTGTGAATGACCAGGGTTTCCCGCTGCGGACGCTGCTTGGTGGTCGGCTGATGGATGTGGCGCCGGTGAACACGCCCGCCTATCTTGACACCTCCACTGGCCTGCGGTCATTGGCCCGAAAGTTCGACGCGCCGATCGACGAGGTTCGCAAGCTCGCCGAGGGGGACGAACTGATTCGCTTCTTCAAGCGCAGCGACCATAAGCCTGCGGTGCAGCGCCGTTCGGCCAGCGTTGCGCTCAGTACGGTTCTGAACCTCAACCCCAACGAGCGTCTCTGAGTTTTCGCCGGCAGTAACCCGGTGAGGCAGGGCTACCCCCACCTCGCGGGCGAAACCGCTAACTGAATATTGCCAGGCAGGGCCACCCCCACCTGGGACCGAAGCACGACTAACGAACAACCGATCCCAGGAGGGAAAAATCATGCCCAAGTCACTTGCTGACGAATTGATGGAGCGGCGCGCCGCGATCATCAAGCAGGCCCAGGAGATCGCCCAGAAGGGCGTGACCGAGGACCGCGACCTGTCCGTCGAAGAGCAGACCGGTTTCGACCAGCGGATCGCTGAGGCCGGCAAGCTGTACGAGCGTGCCACCGCGATCCACGAGGGTGAGCAGAAGGCTCACGAACTCGAGGAGTCGTTCCGGTCCGTCACCGGCCACGAGCCCGACGACAGGGGAGGCCGCACCGAGTCCGGCCTCGGCGCCTGGGCGCGTTCGGCGCGTCCCGGTGACGGTTACAACCTGACCAACCCGACCGGCTACCAGATTCGCCAGCTCATCAAGGGCGAGCAGCGCAACATGTCAGCCGCCGGCGGCGTCGGCAAGGACGCCGTGTCGACGCAGCTGTGGGAGTACGCCCTGAACGTCGGGCAGATCCTGCAGTCCGGCGTGGACATCATCAACACCACAGACGGCAACGCACTGCCGTTCCCGGTGGCGACCGATCATGCGCAGACCGACGACACCGCGTTGGCTGCGCACGATCCGCTGGTGAACGATGAAGGCACCATCACCACCGTCGACTCGACTGTGGCGAAGTATGGCTTCATCTCCTACGTGCCGACCGAGCTGGTCGCTGACGCCACGTTCGACCTGGAGGGCTACATCGCCCGCGCGGCCGGCCGTGAGCTCGGTCGCCGCGTGTCGAAGGTCGCCGCGGCTGGTGTGATCGCGTCGTTCACCACAGTGGGCGCCACGGCACCCGCCGGTGTGCTGACGAACCTCGGCAATCAGACCACGGTCGGGCAGGGAACTGACCTGCTGTACAGCCTGTTCCACTCCGTGCTTCCCGAGTACCGGACCGGTGCGTCGTGGATCATGGCCGATCCGACCGCCGCCATTGTGCGGTCGCTGAAGGGCTCGGATGGCCAGTCGGTGTGGCAGCCCGCGCTGACCGCTGGCGATCCCGACCTCATCGTCGGCAAGCCGGTGTTCATCGTTCCGCAGGTTGATGCCCCGGCCGCTAGCAAGAAGTCGATCTACTTCGGCGACCTGTCGGCGCTGAAGGTTCGCATCGCGGGCGGTCTGCGGTTCGAGCGGTCGGACGAGTACAAGTTCGGCAACGACCAGATTTCGTTCCGCGGCATCGTCCGCTGCGGTGCGGTCGGTGTCGATCCGAACGCGGTCAAGTACCTGGCGCACCCGGCCTCCTGATCTACCCATGGTGGCGGCCCGCCTCAACTCTGGTGGGCCGCCACCATTCCGAAATCGTGAAGGGAGTGCCAGGACCATGAAGGTACGGATGAAGCAGCGCCCGACCGGCTACGTCAGCCTTGGTGGCGAGCCGCCGCGGGAGTGGCCGAAGGTGGGGTCTGTCGTGGACCTGCCGCCGGTCGTCGCCGAGGACCTCATTGCCGCCGGCCGCGCCGAAAAGGTCATCGTGGCGAAGGTGACCGAAGAGGTTGCGCCTAAGGCGATCGAAGAGGTCGAGAAGCGGCCAGCCCCGACCGACGGGCAGGAGCAGCGCAACCGGCCAGCACCCAAGAAGGGCACCGGTGGCTGAGATTTCAGTCGCTGACGTCGTCCAGTTCACCAAGGGGCGACTCGCCGACGACGGCGCCGACGGCGAGACGCAGCGCATGCTCAATGCTGCCCTCGCCACGGCACGTCGCCACGTCGGGTGGCATGTGTCCCCGGTGAAACTGGGCGACATTGTGACGATGGACGGCCCGGGCGGCGCCGAACTGAATCCGCCAACTCGCAAGATCGTCAACGTCACGGCGGTTACTGACAATGGCACGGATGTCCTCCAGGACACCGTGATTCCGGCGCAAATGCCGTGGAAGATCGTTCGCAGGAGCGGCTGTTGGTCGCGTGATCTGGCCGCTATCGCGGTCACGATGGATCACGGATACACAGAACTTGAGGCGGCCGATTGGCGTCAGGCCATCCTCATGATGGTCGACCAAATGTCGCTGCTCCCAGTATCTGCCGGCGCAGGTCGTAGTGATGCGGACCTGGTCCGGCAGCGCGTCGATGACGTCGAATACCAGTGGTCCGACGGGGCTTCCATGGCTCTCGCCGAGAAGGTGCTGTTCTCGGTGGAGAGCATCCTCGCCGGATACAGGTTGGTGCAGGGGTTCGCATGAGCTTCGGCGGCCAGACCGTGGCGTTTGTGACGGTCACCGAGACGGGCCCGATCGGGTGGGGCGGACTCAAAAGCAAGACCCGGGTCGCCACCTCGTTGGCCGGCTGCCACTTTCGCCCGGCAGCGTCGACGGAGACTCCGGACACACAGACCGATGTCGCCACTGAGGTGTGGAAGCTGACCGCGCCACCAGCTGTCGCCGCACTGGCGGTCAAGGCCAGCGGCGAGCTGGTGTACGACGGCAGCGATCACCCTGAATTGCTCGACCTCGAGTCTGATGCGGGCAAGAAGGCGACGTTCCAGATCGATGGCCCGATCATGCCGAAGTACGGACTGGACAACTCGGTGCATCACGTCACGATCATGTGTAAGCGGCAGGCCGGCTGATGGGTAGCAATCCGTTCGCAAAGTTCGGCATGTCCGACGCTGAATTCGAGAAGCATCTACGTGGGTCCGCTGAGGTGGATTCAGGGATCAACGACTTCATGGTGAACGAGGGAATTCCGTACGGCAAGAGCGTGTCCCCGGTGGAAACGGGGAAGTTCGCGGCGTCGTGGAAGGTGATGAAGAAGGCCAAGAATGGTCGGGGCGTGTTCGGTCCCACCGCTTGGTATTCGCATTTCGTCGAGTACGGCACCGGCAGCGACAAGAAGCAGTCCAAGGGCAAGAAGGGTAATCGGTCGAAGTCCGGCAAGCGCACGGTGGATATCGAGGGCGGCGAGTTTCGGAATGTCGGACCTGATACTCCGACGAAAGCGCTTGCCCCGGTGCAGAAGACGGCGAGCCACTTCGGTGGGAACCTTGGCGATAAGGACAACGGCATCGCTCTCGGGGGCGAAAAGTGACCGAACTGTACGAGCTCGACTCGCCCGACGAAGAGGACTTCGTCACGTCCTGGATGCAGCCGGTGATGCGTTCGGCGGTCGAACGCGACCTCGACGGCGAACTGCCATTCTGTGAAGTCACGTTCATCGACGGTGACGACGACTCTGACGTTGGCACTTCGGATCCTGTTATCCAGCTGGACTTCTACGCGCGTGGCGCCAAGGCAGCAAAAGCCGCCTCCAGGCAGGGCCACCGCCGCATGAACCTGCTGTTCCAGACTGGCGCGGACGTCACCCTGTCCGACGGCACTGTGGCCAACGCCGACTTCGGCGGATGCCTTGTCCGGCCATTCCGGATGCCCTACGAGCACGATCTCATCGTGCGCTACACGGCCCGCTACGAGCTGGGCCTCCGTTACGTCACCGTCTCTTGACGGTGCGCCGCGCCGCGGCACCTCCAGCCCACATCCACGCCGGATTGCCTTCCGGTACATCCCTTTCACCGAAAGGAGCGTCTAATGGCGCTACCCACGACCGGCACGACAATGGCAGCCGGCGGCTACAACGACAACGATTCTCGCTTCCTGGAGCGCGGCAAGCTGATGGCAATGTTCGTCCGCGATGCTCGCGGCTCGGCCACCAACATCTCCCCGCACAACGGTGACGGGTCTGTGAACTGGTCGCCCCTCGCACAGGACGGCAAGCTGCGCGACGACCTGTCGGCATTCAAGAAGGTCAACGGTACGTGGCAGCTGAACACGGAACCGAACGAAGGTTTCATCCGGTTTGGTGCCTTCAAGGAAGGTGACGGCCCGTCGGAGAAGCCGTCGATGGACACCGACGACCTGATGATCGAGCAGCAGGACGAGCCGTATGACTCGGTGCGCACGAAGAACGATGCGCCGTTCACTGTGTCCACGGTGGAGACGCTGAACGATGCGTGGCGCAAGCTGCGCAACGATCAGCCGTTCTACGACGCGAACGGCAACCTGATCGTGCAGTTGCCCGGGGCGCCGGTCGGGTGGGGCCAGGAGTTGGGTTCGGATCCGGTGGACCGTCAGGTTCTTCTGGTGCGTGAGTTCACCCGTGCCGGCAAGAAGGTGCACACCGTGAAGGGCTTCTCGTTGTGCCGCATCACTGATATCGGTGAGGTGAAGCAGAGCAAGAAGGACGCGGAGACTGCGCCTTTCACGTTCAAGCCGCTCACGGACGGTCTGTTCATCGCGAAGAACGCTCTGGGTGTCGTGGTGCCGGTGATCAAGTACGAGTGGGTCGGCGGGGTTTCCGAGCTGTTCGGCGCATCCGTGGCGCAGTACACGGTGGGTGTGGGTGCGGCTTCGGCCGGCACATTCACCCTGACCTACGGTGGCGCGACCACCGCAACCATCGCCTACAACGCCACCAGCACGGCGGTGAAGACGGCCCTGGTTGCCCTGGATGACGGCTACGTGTCCGCGGACTGGACTGTTACCGGTACCGCACCGACCTTCACGGTCACCGTGCCTGCGGCGTCGAAGGCGCTGACCGGCAACGGGTCCGGCTTGACCGGCGGCGCTCTGACCATCACCCCGGTTACGCCGTAGCCATCTAGACCCTCGCGGGGTGCGCGCCGGGCTGGACGCGCACCCCGCGAGCTTCCAGCCCATCATCCAGCCCACTCCAGCCCGAAAGGAAAGCTCTCATGTCCAACGATGACAACGCCATCAAGCCGGAAGCGGCTCAGGCTCAGGCCGCCGAATACCTCGGTGTCACCGCCGGAATCACCTTCGACCTTGACGGCGCCAAGTGGACTCTGCCGAACCCGGCATTCCTGACGCCCGAGCAGCGTAAGCGGCACAAGGAACACCAGCAGTTCATGAAGACCATGGACAAGGAAACGGTGCCGCACCCGATCATCGACGGCAAGATGATCGAACAGTTCGTCTACCCGTACGAGAAGGACGGCAAGCTTGTCGACGAGGACGAACTGCTGTGCATCGCCCTCATGGGTGAAGACGTCTACAAGAAGTTCATCGCGACTGGCGGCGCCCCGGGTCAGATCGCGGTGCATTGGAATGTGATGAACCGCCAGCTTGCGAAGAGGATGGCCGAAGACTCGAAAAGTCGTTGAGGCCATAGCGATCTGGAGCTGCTATCCAGACGAAATCGAAGCAGACTTTGAGCGGGAGTATCCGGGCACGAATATCGGGTGGTGGCATCGCGGCGACCGCGACGAACATGGCTGCCTGAAACTTTCGTCCCGCAAGTTCCTGAACTTGATTTACCGGCTCTCTGAAGCGTCGGAGTTCAAAACCTATGCGGTGCCCCCATTTGGGCGTGACGGGGACTGGCCGGAGGCCCTTCAGATCGCCGCTGCAACCCACAACGAGATCGCAGCCTATCGGGCCAGCAAGTACGTAGACACGCCGCACGAGTATCGGTACACGGAGTTTGTGTCACCTCCGGACCGGCGTGCGAGGGCCGAAGAGGCGGCGGCCGACGAAGACGACATTGAATATGCGCTTGATGCGTGTGATGAATGAAAAGGTGGTGTGAGCGTTGGGAATTCCTCTTGCCGTAACCGCCACCGCGGATGAGCGGTCGTTCAAGCAGGTTGGCGCTAAGGCTGAGCGGGCGATGGCCGACGCCGGTCGTGACGCCGGCCGGACCTTCTCCGATGCGATCAGTGACGCGACGAAGGATGCGGAGGGGTCGCTGAAGAAGTTCGGCGACAAGGCATCTGATGCGTACGACAAGGCTCGTGACGCTGCCGGCCGGCTGCGTGCCGAAGAGGAGAAGCTGCAGTCGCTTCGTCAGCGTGCCGCGGGAAACGATCAGATCGTCGCGCAGGTGGAGCGGACGGAGAAGGCACGCCGTGCTGAGACCCGCGCGATTCGTGACGCCAAGGACGCTCTGTCGGATTACTACGAGGAGGCTGGCCGGGGCGGATCCACTGCAGGGCAGGCACTCGCACGGGGATTGTCGGAGGGCATGTCTGGCACGCGTATCGGGCAGTTGGCTGGTGGTGAGGTCGCTTCTGGGTTGATGTCTGGTACTGCCGGGGTTGGCGCCGTGGTGGGTACAGCTATCGGTGCAGGTGTCGTTGTGGCGGTCGGTGCCGCGATGGCTGGGCTGTGGTCGGGGATCCAGGCCGGTATGGCGTCGCTTCGGGTCAAGGACCTGATGCAGACCCGCATGGGTATCGACGATGCATCGATGCACCGCATGGGTGACGCTGCTGGCCAGGCTTACGCCAACGGGTTCGGCGAGTCGGTGCAGGACAATTTGGCGGCGATCCAGTTTGGGCTTCAGGGAGGGCTGATCAGCCCGGATGCTTCGGCGAACGATATCGCGAAGTACACGGAGCGGATTCAGACCACCTCGCAGGTGATGAACGAGGATCCGGAAGCAGTCGCCCGTGGTGCCCGAAATCTGGTTCGCACAGGACTGGTGCAGGACTACTCGCAGGCGCTCGATCTTCTGAATTCTGCGACGGAGAAGGGCCTTAACCTCACAAAGGATCTGATCGACACCGCGGAGGAGTACGGCACCGCGTGGAATGGTGTCGGCCTGTCCGCGACGGATGCGTTCGGTCTGATCAAGCAGATGTCCGATGCGGGTATCCGAAACACTGATGTGGCAGCCGATTCCATTAAGGAACTGTCGATCAACGTTGCGGACGGTTCGAAGTCGACAAAGGCTGCGTTTGAGGCGCTGGGGTTGAACGCTGATGACATGACGAAGCGGTTCGCCGAGGGTGGCCCGGTCGCGCGGGATGCGCTCGGCGAGGTCCTGACGGCGATGCGGAATCTGGATGATCCGACACAGAAGCAACTGGTTGGGCTGGCGTTGTTCAAGACGAAGTGGGAGGACGCCAAGACCGCGATCCAGAACGCCAATCTGTCCACCGCCGCGGACGAAATGGGAAACGTCAGCGGCGCAACAGACACCGCAACGGACAAGGTGAACGCTCACGCCGACTCGTGGGGCAACCTGGGTCGCAGCATGGGGCAAGTCTTCACCAAGATGGAAGAGTGGTTGGCGAACACTGCCGTGGGCAAGTTCTTTAGCCAGGGCTTGCCGGACTTCCTCAACGCGCTGGTTACTCCGCCTGGGAGCACGCAGGGCTACACGAACCCCGACGCGCAGGCACCCGTTCCATGGACGCCGGGCGGCTTCTTCAGTGGCGCACAGGGCGGGCCGGTTGCGCCGACGAACGCGGGGCAGGTCATCATGCCTGGGGCTGGACAGTCGGCGCCGGCGGCGCCGGGTCAGTTCCCGGGTGCACCGCCGCAGCTGTCTCCGATTCCGCATCAGCCGGCGGTTCCGATGACTCCGGATTCGGCGGCTGGCTCTGGTGCGAAGGTGAAGCCGTCGTTTGATCCGTCGCAGTATTCGGTGGATTCGATCCCAGTGGCGGGTGCTACGAGTTTGCCGCCAGCTGCAGCGGCGCCGGGGGTACCGACTTGGGGTACCGGCGGTGATCCGTATGGCAAGCCGGGTTACGGCATGTATCAGGTGGATCCGTCGCGGGTGTATGACGCTGAGTCTTCGGTGATGTCTGCGCGGAACAGTGTGGAGCAAGCCCGGATTCGTGTCCTGGAGTTGGAAGCGGAAGGCAATGCGACGGCGCAGGACCTCGCGGCTGCACGCAATTCGGTGACGATGGCTGAGCGCGGTTACGTGTCTGCGCAGACGAAACTTGCTGAGGCGCAGCAGGGTACGTGGAAGAAGATGGAGTCTGCGGCGAAATCTGCGTCCGGCAGCATGGATCAGATCGGCGCAGCCCTGGATAACGACTTGGGTATCTCTAAGGGTCTGCCGGGGTTGGCGGACAATCTGGTGCGATTTGTGGCCAGTCTGGCTGCGGCACCCATGTTGGGGCAGTTGAATGCGATCAGCAAGGCGAACCCGATCCAGGGTGGTTACGGGCTGATGGGAATCCTGGGTGCCCAGGGCGCGTTTGGTCCGCAGTACACCCAATCCCAGTATGGGCCGCAGGGCTATGGGCCGTCGGGGATGGGGCCGGCGGCGCTGCGGCCCGGGTACGGGTACGGCAGCGATGCGGCGCTGTTGGCGAACGTGCCGGCGGGCAGCTACTCGCAGACCGGTATCGCCGACTTGACTAAGGGAGTCGGCGACTGCTCAAGCGCGGTAGAGGATCTCGTCAACATTATGGATGGCCGACCCACCGGCGGCCGTTCGATGTCCACCGGGAACGCCTCCGAATGGCTTACGCAGCATGGATTCCTCCCCGGAATGGGTGGGGCGGGCGACTTCCGCGTGGGTTACAACGGCGGCCACATGCAGGCCACTCTTCCGGGTGGGACGAACTTCAACTGGGGTAGTGACGCCTCGGCGAGCCAACGGGGAATGGACGGCGGATCCGGGGCATACGATCCGGCTCTCACGTCGCATTACTACCGGCCGGCCGGTGGGGCGTTGGTCGCCCCGGCGCCAGTCACCTCCACGGCGGTGACACCATCATCTTCCGCGGCTGTCCCGGTTACTCTTCCCACTCCCAGCGCGGCTGACATCTACAGCCCTGCCAATACCAATCCTGGACTTACCCCTGCCGCGCCAGGACTCCCTGTCGTTGGTGGCGGGGGCGGGCCGATGGCTGGCGGTATGCCACAAGCTGCCCCGTTGGGTGGCAACACGGGCACCCCATATCCCGCGATGCCCGGTGGTGGTGGGCCCGGCCTCGGTGGCGGGGCGATGGACGCGGCGATGATGGCTGCCGGCGGTCTGGATCTGATGGCGCCCGGTGCTGGGCAGGCCGCACAAATGGGCATGAAGCTCGCCAACCGGGCCATCCAGTTCGGTGGCCAGGCCGCGGGCATCGGCGTGTCCGGGCTGATGGAGACGTTCCTGCCGTCCGGATCCCCGCTGGGCAACATCGGCAACTCGTGGATCGGGAAACTCGCCTCTGGTTTCGCCAGCGCGCGCCCCGCCTTGCCGAATACCGCGGGGCAGCAGGCACCCGCCAACCCGAACGCACAAGGCCAGGCCCAGCAGCAGGGCGGCAAGGGTGACACCAACATCGAGCTGAACTACACCAACCAGCAGGCCACCGAGGACCGGGCCGGCGCGGACATCAGCCGTCACCTCACCACGCAGAACGCCCCGACGGGCACGCGATGACCCACTACCCAGAAGGCCCAATCACCCCGCACGGCGCCTACTACCATCTCAACGGCCGACACCCCCTGGTGACGTTGTGGGCGTTCGACGGGTCAAACAGCTTCTCCATGATGGGCGGCAAGTCGCACCCCCAACGCTTCGACTCACCCGAGTGCGTGCTGATCAAAAAGGACGGCATCAAGGGTCTGATCGCACCGTGGGACACCATCGACCAGAAGGGCGCCTCCGAGGATGGAGTGACGTTCGTCGACGCCCTACAGGGCCCGACTGAGGTTGAGCTCAAGGTCGTGGTCCATGGTCGGGATCCGAAGCACTGCCGCAAACTGGCCCGGAAGCTGCGGGACTCGATCGACAAGAAACGCACCAGCGAGTTGTCTTTCATCGACCGCGACACCGGCCGGTGGTGGGCTGACGTGCGGTGGTTCAAAACACCGGTGGATGTGGAGAAGATCGGCGAATCCCGTGTCCAGGAACTAACTCTCGTACTGCGCGCCGACAACGGGTTTTGGCGCACCTTCCCTGAGACGGATTCGTTCAGCTTCGCATACGAAGACATGACCGACACGTTCACGGTCGACAACCGAGCCACCCAGAACCTTGGGGACATTCCGCAGCATTACACCGGCACCGGTGGCGGCTTCTGCACCAGCTACAACGGGCGGATGTTCTGGTGGGACGACCCGGAAGACACCACCACCACCCAGTCCCGCAAGGTCATCAACGGGCCCTGGCCAGACTTCCAGACCGACACCGACAACCAGGTCATCAACCAGGTGCACGGCGGGTTCCAGGAATGGTCGCTCCCTGATTCGGCCCGCAACATCATCGGTGGCCGCATGGGTAAGGATGTCGACGGGAACTGGGACGGCTCAGGGGTGTTCGTCGAGTACGGCGGCTCCTACCTGCGCCTGTTCTACACGGTTGATTTTGTGGAGACGACACTTCGGCACACTGTGCTGGACAACTTGGCGATGGCGATTCCTCCCGTTCCCGGTGAGAAGTTCACCCTTGTCTGCGGCTATGAGGGCGATCCGCGCATGTTCAAGGTGCTGCGCAACGGCGGCACGATCATGTCGGTCAAGGAATCCGGTACCGGTTCCCCGCTCGGTACAGCGAATCGCGGTATCGGCAACGGCATGTTCGCCGGGGCGGCGTTGATCACCCAGGCCACCCCGTCACCGATCCGCAAGATTTCGGCCGGCGACAACTCCACCGTCACCCAGTCCGGGTTCGTGAAGCTGCGCAACATCGGTGATCAGGAAATGCCGATCAGGTACACGGTGTACGGGCCGGGGACGTTCAAGTTCGCTGTGTCCCCGGGCAGTTCGGAGATGATCGAGTTCGGTCCACTGCTACCCAATCAGGTGGTGTACATCAACACCTCGCGGCAGAACCCGAAGATCAAGGATCTCACCAGCATTGCCCCCACCCAGCAGGAACTCAACTTCTTTCAGCAGGCGTTCAAGGACTTCGTGTCGTGGGCAAACGCGAACAATGTGCCGCCACTGTTGCAGCAGATCGAATCGGCATTCGGCATCATCCCGCCACAAGGGAACCTCTACTCGCTGCTCAAGGGTCGGTGGAATAAGGATTCGCCGATTCCTCCGCGGTCTCCGGGAACGCCGGATTCCCAGGTGGCGCCGTATTACGTGAAGGTGTCGATCGAGGGTGGCAACGCCGACTCGCGGATCGTCGCGGCAGGAACTCCCCTGAGACGGCACCCACTCTAGTGATGTCTCTGATGGGCGGTGGATCGCAATGACCACCGCAGATTTGGCGACCCTCAACGACAAACTGCTACACGGAAACCACGCCGCTGCAGCAGAAGCCGCCGAGATGCTGGCCCGCCTCCAGGACGCCGAAGAGGTCGACTGGACGTTCACGCTGTGCGACAAGTTTTGGAACGACGTCGATCCGTTCGGCGCCGACCTCATGGAGGCGTCGGGCACGGATCCTCGCAACGACAAAGCGTCCGCGACATTCAAGGTCAAGGGATCGTCGGACCTGATAGCACCGATGAAGAACTGCCGCAACACCATGGTCGGCGTTCTCGTCGAAACCGCGGGGGTGCGGTTCCCGTACTACATCGACACCCACGACTGGGCTTACGAGAAGGCCGCGTGGACCGGCACGGCGAACTGCATTGGCATCTGGGACATTCTGAACTACCTCATCGTGTGGCCGTCGTGGTTCCTGCCGTTGCAGGTGCAGCCGTTCTCCCATGCGGTGTTCGTGGGCCCGCTGGTGACGGTGATCGAAAACATGATCTCCGAATGCGCCCTGCGCATCCAGGCCGGAATCAATGAGTTCCTGAACAACGCGCTGTCGCTGAATCCTGATGTGCGGGCGTGGTTCGGCACGATCTTGCAGGCGATCGAGAACGACGGTCTCAACCCGCAGGCGTTGCTAGAGATGCTCAAAACGCCGATGTATGTGGTGCGCACGAACCCGCTGTTGGACGGTTCGCCGTTGGTGGCCAAGACGGTTCGCATGGAGTCCTGCGGCACGGTCATCAAGGATCTGACCAAGGCGTATGGCGTGGATGTTCAGGTGTCGTTGTGGCGGCCGGGGGATCCGCAACCCGACCGGTGGGCCGGCCTGACCAAGCCCACGTATGTGGTTACGGTCAAGGACCGCTCGCAGATTACGGGCCCGACGCACACGATCATCGATTCGATTTTCCGCACGACCGTGGATCTTGGCGGGTCGCTGGGGGATGTCTTCTCCCCGATCATCAAGCAGGTTCAGTCGATGCCGGGTGTGTATGTGGCGCCGGCGCTCGGTGTGAATTTCGTTGAGCCGTATGCGGTGATCGTGGCGCCGGAGATGGGTGGGGACTCACCGCTGATCTCGTGCAAGATCACTGACCACACACCGAAGGCGTGGCAGATCATCATCGGCGGCAAGTCGCCGAAGTGGTTGAACGACTTGATCAACGCCACCCTGTCGTGGCTGATCGATTCGCTCATGATCGTCATCGGATTCACCGGCGTCCCAAGCAATCTGCTCGACGGGTTCATGAACGACGCGTTCTTCGCGTTCCAGTTGATTCAACATTACGGTCGCCGCTCCGATATGGGTCCGATGCACCCGAACATCGAAGTGATGATCCCGACGAACGCGCCCCCGTACAACGTGGAGGCAGTGTTTACGTTCCTGACCGCCTTGTTCGATACGCGGGGTTACACGTCGGCGCAGGCCACTTTCATGAACGCCCCGTTCGGTCCACTTGCGTTGGGCCGCGACATTCCTCACGGCTGCCTGGTGTCCATCATCTACCCCGTTCCCGATCCGGTGACGGGCGGCAACAAGTGGGAGATGTTCACGGACTACGTGGAGAACACACCGTGGCGGTATTCGCCGAAGGAACGTCAGGTCATGTTGCAGATCGGCGACGGCAAGGCCGAAGAGGCGCCGAACGCTAAGAATCAGCGGTTCATCACGGGCCTGATGGAGGCATTCAACGTGTGGACCTTGGCCCCGAGATCATAGGAGCGAATTGTGCCTACAGAGCCGTACCCGACGAAGGTTATTGACGGAGTGGAGCATTGGGGAATCCAGTGCTGGGTCCCGAAGGAATCTGATCCGGAGCGTGGCGCCTACATCTACTTCGCCAAACCACTGGACGGCATCTCGGGTATCGCCGGCCTGGTCGAGGGGGAGCCGGGTCCGTGGACGGAGATCCTGGAAGAGGTCAACGTTACCCCGTTGGAGTATGACGACCCGACGCCGGATTCAATGTCATTCACGGTCACTCAACCTGGTGGGCCGGGTGTGCCTCAGCGCGTGCAGCTCAACGCGACCCAGCGCAAGGGTCGCAAGGGTGATGATGGTGATGCGACGTGGGATCCCACCGACCTCACTGAGAGTCCAGTAGCGGGAACGGTTCCAGCGGTGAACTCGGCTGGCAATGGGTTCGAGCTGGTGCAGCAGAAGGCCGGTCGGTCACATTGGGCCGGCACTCTGAACAACGCGCCGTCCGGAACTACGGGCACGTTCCAGCTCGGGGTGGTGTCGATCGCTGCGGGCACGTACCAGGCTCCGTTTCGGCTGCATCCCAACGCTGGTGCAACGGTGACCGGGTCGACCTCGGATATCAAGGTGGACATTGTTGCCCGCCTCGGTGCCACGAATGGCCCGATCATCGGCTATGGGCATGGAGTGTCGGGGGTGCAGACGCAACGCACCACTGTCGTGTCCGGGCCCCCGGCTGGCACGTCGGCGACGGATGATGACTTCTTCGTTGCGGGCGGTGCTGCGGCGACGGTGTATCTGATGGCCGAGAAGGTCGGCGGTGCGGCCACCTACTCGACGACGGAGTTGTGGTTCAGCTGCGATGTGGAATGGGTCTAGTCGGTGACTGATCCTCTACCGGATTGGTTGAAGCAGACTCCGAATCTGGAGTCGCTGCACAATCTTCCGAATGTTCCGTGGGGTGGCTACAACCCGCAGAATGTGCCGCTGCCGTCCCTGCCGGACCTGTTTGAGTTCGTCGGGAAGTTCCTGGAGAAGTTCCTGGAGCAGGTCGTGATGGCGGTGGTTGGGTTCTTCATTCCCGGGGTGTCGTCGTTCGAGCAGTTGCAGGAGTGGGCCCAGAATTTGGGTGCTCAGATCACGTCGTTTATCTACAACACGGCTGGGATCAATCTGGCGTCGTGGGATGACTTCGTTGCGTCGTTGGCGGACGGTAAGGGTATTGATCTGCCGTTGTTGAAGGCGGCGCTGGACGGGTTGTCGGCCATCTTCGGTGGCTTGGACTTGACTGATCTGCCTACCCCGGCTGAGGTGTGGCAGCAGGTGATCAACACGATCATGTTGCCGTTGAATCTGTTGCTGGGGCCGGGTTCTCCGTTGAATGCGGCGAAGTTGTTCGGGTGGATACCCCACATCGACCTTGGCAGCATCGGGCACTTCACGCCGAACTTGCTGACGGAGTGGGATTTCGCTGCGGCCATCACGATCGATCCGAACACCGGATACACCTGGGATGGGCTAAATGGTCGGACGAACCCGGGTTGCGCGTCGGTCCTCCCTGACGGTGAAGACTACGTGCTGGTCGGTCAGAAGATCCCCGTGTCCGAGGGCCAGGAACTCGAGATCGGAACCTACGCCTACCACGCCGGCGTGGGCGCCGGCGCCAACCCGATCTCCCTGGAGCTGCTGACCTTCGGCTCTGCGGGCAGCACCACGGCGGACAGCACTGAACCGATCGCGACGAGGGTGTCTGCCGCTACTGACAGCACGGACTGGACGGCGTCCCTGAGTGGCACCTACACCGTTCCCGATGGGGTCACCCACATCGCGGTCCAGTTGCACGTCACTCCCGCGGCGCTGGCTGGGGTTGTCAAGTTCGATGACGTGTGGGTGAAAAAGGTTCAGAAGATGCCGATCCCGTTTGTGGATCAGTTGCCGGAGGATTTGCAGCAGAAGGCCGAGAGGATCCTGGGCATCATTGATCGGATCTTCAACGGTTGGGCGAATCTGGGCCAGATGATCGATTCGGACAACCCGGTTGAGTCAGTCCTGGATGCCATCACGGGATTGTTGGGCATTGGTTTGAATGCTCAGTCGAATGTGTCGTCGGTTGAGGCGAGGGTGCGGGCGTTGGAGTCGAGTGCCTCCACCATTGTTGAGGATTTTGCGCGTGCCTCGGCTAGCAGCTTGGGCAGCAACTACACGGTGCGCAACGTGTCGGGCGGCGGCGGTGGGTCGATCGGCCTGGACGGTCGCGGCAACGGGGTGTGGATACCTTCCGGGGCGGGCAATCGCACGCAGTATGCGCGTCGTAACGATATGACGGTTCCCTCGAATGGGTTCGTGTTTCGGATGGTGATTTCGAGCAATCCGCAGTCCTATATTTTCGATGACGCGTACACGTACTTTCTGGCGCGGATGAACGAGACAGCGTCGACGTTGGTGCGGTTGCGGTTGGGGTTTGGGACTGCGCAGTTGCAGGCGGTTGTGTCTGATGCGGTGACGAATCTCGGTTCGGCGGCGTCGATTACGACGAGCATGGCCGGTAAGACGTTGGAGTGGCAGGGCGGCGATGCGGGCAATACGAACCTACGGCACTTCACTGTGAAGCTCGACAACGCCCCGATTATCGACGTCACGGACGTCGGGAATGTGTCGGCTGTCGGTGACGCGTTTCGGTCGGTGGGCGTGGGTATGGAGACCGGCAATCGGCTGGTGTTTTTTCAGAACATCCCGTGTGGGTGTGCTTTCTACTCGGTATCGGAGATGACGTGAGCGTATTCGACAGTGGCCCAGTTCTTCTCGACACTCCCGAGAAGATGTTCGCCGTGTTGCGCGAGTTGTCGGGTGGGGATGCGTTGACATGGCGCGGCAGCGTGGAGTGCTGGGGTGAAGGCGTTGGGCAGTCGGCGAAGTGGCGGCTGCGCGTCAATGACGACAAGAGCAACAAGATCAGCAGCCGCATCGATCTTCAGGAGGGCGTGTTGATCGGTGAGTATCTGGTGCTGACTTACGGTCGGCTGCTGGTGTTGGACGCTTCCGAGGTCTGATGACTTGGTCTGCGGCCCCGGGCGGGGTCGCCGAGTATCACACGCTTGGGTGGGCTGGTGAGGCTTCGTCGGTTGAGCCGGTGCATGGTCCGGCGTGGACGGGGTTGAAGAAGGTCTCGGCTCCGCTCATGGCGGCGTCGGCTGCGATGGGTGTCCCGTCTGCGAGGTCGGGGGTTCGTGTTGAACTGCCGAGTAGTGGGCCGGCGTTGCCGTACGAGTTGCCGTTTCCTCTCGGCCCGTATGCGTCGATGCATGCGACTGGGGTGATGCCGCCGGCGCTCATGGGTAACGGGGCAGCCGTTGTCGCGGCGCCGCGTATGGCGGCGAGCGGGCAACTTCAGGGCGCGCCGAGTGTCAGCTATGTGGTTGAGGTGCCGAGCGCGAATGTGTTGCCGGTCGGGTTGCCGTTCATCCTTGGCCCGTTGGCTTCGTTGCACGCGTCGGCGCACATGGATGATCCGACGCGGGTCATTGTGGCGAATGTCCCGGTGATGTCGGCCACGGCGGGTATGGCTACGCCGACCCCGGCAGTTCCGGTCGGCTTCGAGGTTGATGTTCCCGTGATGCTCGCTTCGGGTGCTAGCGCGGGCACGTTGCCGTACGACTTGCCGTTCCCGTTGGCCGGACCGATGGGCATGATGGCGCCGGCGGTTGTTTCCGGATCTACGGTGAGCGCCCCTCGCATGAGCGCTACGGCGGCTGTGGGCGCCACGACAGTGTCGGCCGGCGTTGCGGCGGTAGTGCCGCGCATGGCGGCGAGCGCATCCGTCAACGTGGTCACTGGGAGTTCTGGTGCGCGGGTGACGGCTCCGCGTATGCAGGCATCTGCGGCGACACCTGCGGCAGATCGCATCTGGACGCAACCTCCGGTGATTACCCCGTTCACGGCTGGTGGCACGTTCGATGTCTCGGCCATTCGGGGGTGGGCCACACATTTGGACTTGATCACATTAGGTGGAGGCGGCGCCGGCAACGGCGGTGCGAGCGGATTCGCGAACGGTGGCGGTGGCGGCGCCGGCGCATTCGGCACCGGAACCATCGCCCTCGCCGACTATCCGGGGCTCACCGCTTTGACGGTGACGGTCGGCGCTGTGCGGGCGGGCCCCTCATCGGGGTCCGGAGCTAACGGAAACCCGTCCAGCATCAGCGGCACCGGGATCACCACCGTCACCGGGGCGGGCGGAACCGGCGGGCAGGGCCAAGGAGTCCAGCAGAACGGCTATGGCGGCGGTTCCACCACCTACAACGGCAACTCGTACGGGCCGCGTGGCGCGGGTGGAACCGGAAACGCTGGGGCGGGCACAGCACCTGGAGCTGGCGGAGCTGGCGGTACCGGAGTGTTCTTCGGGACGAGTGCAGGCGGCGCCGGTGCTCGCGGTCAAGTGTGGATCTGCGCATACCGAATCTAGGAAGGATCGCGTAATGGCAATAACGGCCAAGTTCTTTGGGCTGTACTTCAAGTCGTTGCACAACAAGGAGATCGACATTGATTCTGATGCGATCAAACTGATGTTGTGCACGAGTAGCTATGTGCCGAATCAGGACACCCACCAGTACAAGTCATCGGTGACGAATGAGGTTTCGGGTACCGGCTACACGGCGGGTGGCGCCCCGGTCACCCCGATCACCGTCGCGTATGACACGGTGACGAACGCGATGTCGTATGACGCGCCGGATGTGACGTGGACGGGTGCCACCCTGATCGGCGCGAATGCCCCGCGTATCGCGGTGTTGTACGACTCGACCCCGGCAACTGATGCGACCCGCCCCCTGATTGGGTATATCGACTTCGGTGATGACTCGTACGCGCCTAACGGAGGCACCTTGACCGTGGCGTGGAATGCCTCTGGCATTGGCGCCGTGACGGTTTCGTAGAGGGGGAATCATGCCGATCAGGAATGACTGGACTGATGGTGTTGACACTGTCGATGCTGCCGCGATGAACGCTGTGGCGAACCTGGTGAACAGCAACGAGACTGCGCTGGGGGCGAAGGCTGCGAAGGCGACGACCGTCTCGGCGGGTACGGGCTTGACGGGCGGCGGCGACTTGTCCGCGAACCGCACCCTTGCCGTGTCGTACGGCGCCACGGCGGGTACAGCGTGTCAGGGCAACGACACTCGGCTGTCCGATACCCGCACGCCAACGGACAACACGGTGACTTCGGCGAAGTTGCAGGACGGGTCGGTGACCACCGCAAAGATCGGTGACAGTCAGGTCACGTCGGCGAAGATCGCTGACGGCACGATTGTGAACGCTGACATCAACACGTCGGCGGCGATCGATGTGTCGAAGCTCGGTACTGGGCGTGTGGCGGGGTCGAACAATGGTGCTGCAACGAGTTTGACGTTGTGGGTGGGTACCGCGGCACAGTACGCGGCGATCGGGTCGAAGGATGCGAGCACTGTGTACGTGGTGACGCCGTAATGCCGATCGAGCTTGGAACCACCGACATCAGCAAGGTTTATGTCGGATCGACGCAGGCCAGTGCCGTCTATCTCGGGTCAACGAAGGTGTGGCCCAGTGCCATCGAGTTTGTGTCGGCGGCATCTGGGTCTGGCACGATGCCTACGCATGCCGCGGGCGACACGATCCTAGCGTTCGTGGTTCGCGCTGACAGCGGCACTCTGCCCGGGTTAGCTTCCGGATACACGTCGCTGGCTGCCCAGGGTGGTTTCAGCGGGGGGTTCAGCCTTCGGGTGGCCAGCAAAGTTGCCGAGTCTAATTCCGAGTCGGGAGGTACCTGGACGAGCGCAAGCTTTATCGGCGTCCTTGTATACCGCAATGTGACTGCGATCGGCATTTCGGCCTACGAACTCGAAGACGATGCGAGCGGAAACATCAACTTCCCCGCCTACACCTTGTCCAACACAGACAGCACATCGTGGGGCGTCCGCCTCGGCTACTCACCCAACATCAACGCAGGCAGTCCAGCGGTGGCATCAAACGTGCCGAACACGCAACGCTACAAAACCACTCGGATAGTCGCCTTCGATAGCAACGGGACCATGTCCACCGGTATCAACGCGGGCACATTCCTCACAAACGCCGCTTCGGCGCAACGTGTCGGCTTCACGTTAGAGCTGAAACAGCACACCTAACTCCACGACCTGCCCTTAATCACATGCGACACCGTCGAAACGCCCACCCCAAACATTTCTGCTAGCTCCCGATACGTATACCCCTCATCACGCAACCGCCGCATATCCTCAGCCGCCCGCGCCGTCAACTTCGCATTCCCCGGCACATGCCCCTCCACAAACGCGGGACTCCCCAACCGCGGCCTCCGCTCAGGCGCATGAACCTCACACAACCCCCTCCGAGAACGCGGCCGATCACACTCCCTACACGTCAACTCAACCGGCTCACACAAACCCCTCGGATGCCTCGGGCCGCCACACACCGCGCACCGCACCTTCACAGATGCGCTGGGATCGAAATTCGGAAGAGACTGCTGATCCTGCGCGCGCCTCACTCGCTGGTAATGCACGTCGCACAAGCCCTTTGCACTATGCGGCCCGTCGCCGTAATGACACATCCCGTCAGCGACGTGCCCACCATCGCACCCCGGAACTGAGCAGCCCGCACCCCTTCTTCTCCCCATCAAAACCAGCCTACAACCAGCACCGAAGGCGAGGGCAACGATGTCCGATTCACCCGACCGCTACCACTTCGGTATCGAGGAACCCGTTTGGCCCGTCATCGTTGCGGCGATCTTGGTTCCTACCGCGATCATCGGGTTCGCCATCGCGCTGGGGGTGTGGTGGTGATCCGCGCGTTGGGTGTGGGCGCCCTCATCGGCTTGGCCGTGATCATCACCGTCTCAGAGATGTTCGCGAAGGGCTGCCCGCTGGTCGACTTCTTCATCGAGCACGACACCCCGCACTACTTCTAGCCCGCACCAACTCTCGCCCCGGCACCACTCGGTGACCGGGGCTTCGTCGTGAAAGGACCGTCATGGGAATCCTCGACACCATCGGCAACGTCATCTGGGCCAAGCTCGAACCGCTCATCACCGCGCGCCTCAACAGCATCCAGGAAGACGCCAAGGCTGAGATCGCGGCATGGCGCAAGGACTCCATGGCGATGCTCTCCGAAGCCCTACCCGAGATGGCCGGCGCTGTCGCCGAGCAGGCCGTCAAGACGACGTTCGAGCACACCCAGGTCGATGAAGCGGCCAACGCCGTCAGTGGTGTCATCACCGACATCATTGGCCGGCTGCGGCTGCCATTCGGGGCGATCTGATGACCAAGGACCAAGTCGCTCAGCTCATCGTCGCGGAAGCGAAGGCCCGTAACCACACCCGCGATGAGTGCCTGGCCGAGATGTCCGCGCTCTACCAAGAGTCGCAGTGGAACGAAACCGTGTGGGGTCCAGAGGGCAAGAAAATCACCTACGGCATCGCGCAGCAGGACGGCAGCTACCCCAACCGATTCCAGGGCGCCGCAGCTCAACTCAAGGCGTTCTTCGACAAGCTCGACGTCAAGCGCACATCACCTGGCCATGGCGACATTTGGCTGAACATCTGCTGGCTGCAGCAGGCCCCGAACTGGGAAAGCGCGGCCTACTGGTACGCCAACGGCCGCCGCGCATACCTCACCGAGATCAAGTCACGCATCGCCACCGTGACCCCCTACCTCGACAAGTACTGGCCGATCACCGGAGGAGAACCCGTGGCCGACAACCGTCCCGACTTCAACGAGTGGCCGATGTGGAGCCCCAACAACTCCAGCCGCAACGGCACCAAAGTCGACCTCTTCATCCTGCACACCCAAGAAGGTGGCGGCGGGGACTCCGCAGCCGAGGATCTGGCGAAGTACCTGCAGGGCAACAACGTGTCCTACCACTACACGGTCGGTCAGGCATCCGACGGCGGCGTGACCGTAGTCGACGTGGTGGACACCGACTTCGCATCTTGGTCGGTGCTGTCCGCGAACGGTCGCTCGATCAACCTGTGCTTCGCCGGGTCGCGTGCCGCGTGGTCGCGGGCGGACTGGATGAAGCAATCCAAAGCGATCGACACTGCCGCGTATCTCGCGGTGCAGGACTGCAAGAAGTACGGCATTCCGCTCGTCGTCATCGGCACCGGTGGCACCTACTCCACCGCGCGCGCTGGTGTGACCGATCACCAGTACGTCACCAAAGTTCTCAAGGACGGCACACACACCGACGTCGGCGCCGGATTCCCGGTCGACTACTTCACCGAGCGGTTCAACTTCTGGGCCGCCGGGGGTGTCGTGACGCCGCCCGTTGTCGTCCCACCGGCCAGCCCGACACCGATCCCGCGCGAGGACGCTGACCTTCAACTCACCACACGGTTCAAATGCCTTGGCGGTCAAACCCTCGTGGAGGCCGTCGCCGAGATGCGCGACAAGGTGCTCGGCACCAACGACCGCGGGAAGACGGGTGCGCTGTGAGAATCGGAGATCAGTACGTCGGTCTGGGAGAGCCTGACCGTAGCCCCGAAATTGTCAAGGTTAAGGGCCTCCTGAAACGAAAGTTCACCCCGGCGCGCAACACCCTCGACGACAGCGACCTGTTCACCCCGGCACTCACCGCTGAGGTGCGCCGCGTTCAGGGCATCTACACCCAAGAGGGCAAACCGGGTGCGCCGCACTACATCCCGGGTGTGGTCAACCTCGAGTTCAAGTACGACGTCGGCCTACTGAAACGCCCCGACCCGGTGCTGCCCATCGTCTTCACGGTGGAGGGCCACATGAGCAACATGTTCTTCGGCCCCTGCGCACAAACCGCCGGCGAACTGGAACAGCAAGGCGTGTGCCACTGGAAGCCAGTGGGCGACTGGGACACCCAATCGTTGCCGTTCAAGAACGCCACCGGTGTCGAAGCCCTCTACCGGCAACTCTCAAGCCAGTGGATCGAAGGCCCGCCCGTCGACCCGAACAACCCCGACGGCCCCAAGATCATGTGGTGGTTCGGCCCCGAAGTGCTGTGGGGCGGTATCGCCTTCAGCCAGGGCGCGATGATCTTCTGCGAATTCATGTGGAAGTACGTGATCCCACCGAACGCGCCACTGCACTACCGACTCAAGACATTCCGCCGTGGCCTGATGTTCGGCAACCCGCGCCGCGCCAAGGATGCGGTGTGCGCGTGGGCGCAGAGTCCACCCGATCCCGGCACGCACGGCATCATGGACCGCCTGTTCGACGCTATCGCTGAGGGTATCGGCGACAGGTGGGCCGAGCATCCCAACGACGACGACATGTTCGCCGAAGTGGGCGACGACGCGGCCGGCAAGGACCAGACCGCCATCGCGAAGATCGTCACCGAAAATTCGTGGGTCGGCGGGCCACTGTCCATCTTCTCCCGCGTGCTGGCACTCTTCGGCAACCCGGTCGGTGAGGGATTCGCCGCGGTGAAGGCGATCTTCGACGCCGTCATGTTCCTGGCCGCCAACCCGAACCCGCACTACTCCACATTCGCCACACCAGGGGACGTCGCCTGGATGCGCGGTGTAGCCACTTCCCCCACCAACTGAAAGGTCATCCCATGAACACGATCTGGTCGCTCACCTTCTGGCGAGACGCCACGGAACGGGCACTCAAGAGCGCAGCCCAGGCCGGTCTGCTCTATCTCGGCGGTGATGTGGTCAACGCCTGGAGTGTCGACGTGAAGGCATTGGGAGGAATCGCACTCGGCGGTGCGGGTCTGTCACTACTCACCTCGCTAGCCTCCGACGCCCTGCCGTTCGGAACCAAGGGCACCGCGTCTCTGGCCAGGCTCGACGGCGAATGAACGCCGCCCGCCGCCGGGTGCGGTGGCTGTGGGGACGACTCGACCGACTGCTCTCCCCGCTGGATGCCGAAAAGGTCACCGGGCATCAGACGGTCTACTACGTCCTCATGGCCACCGCCGGCCTTTACCTGTGGCTCGGCGCCCGCAACCCCACCGCGACGTTAGAGGACACCCTCGGACCCACCTTCTACAACGCCTGGCTGCTCCTCAACATCGCCTGCCCACTGGTATCCCTCTATGGGCGACGACTGATCACCGTCGCATCCCGCATCAGGCCCGACGAGCCAAATCCGGCGTTGGCCGGCGCGTGGCTGCAGCTGGCCGGTGACGGTGGCGCGTGGGGCGCGGTCATTGTCTACATTGCCTGCATCTTCAACACCACCTATTGGGGGCAAGCTATCTATCCGAGCTTCTTTGTGCTCATGGGCGTGCCGGCCGGGTTCATGTTCACCGTGCGGTCGTGGAGGCGCATCTCCCAGATCAACCGCCTAGCGAAGCGGCTACCAAAATGAGTATCAACCTCATAGACCTCCTCGTCGCCGCGGGGGTCACGTTCTTCTTCGGCACCGTCGGCGGTGCTGTCGTCAACTGGTTCTTCAACCAGTCCAGCCGCAAGGGTGAGGCGGCGCGGCGCAAAGCAGAGGAGGAGGAGCGCGAGAAGAAGTCCGAACAGCATGAGCGTGAGCGTGAGGAACTGCTCGCCGAGGCCCGGGCCCGCGCCCAGAAGGCTGCACTGGAGTCAGCCGACGCTGCACTGTCCACCGTCAAAGCGCAGTGCGACGACTGCAACCGTCGGCTAACCAGGGCTGAGGAACGCATGTACGACGCAGAGCAGCGGGAACGCAAGACGCTCGCGGTGCTGCGCACTGTCGTGCGAGTGATCGACGCCAACGATCCGACCGCGATCAATGAAGCGATCACTGCGGCCCGGGAGCTGGTGTGACCGATCCGATGCTGGAGTGCTACCGCACGATCTGGCTGGCCCTCATCATCGGCGGCTGCGCGATATTGATGGCGTCGGTGCTCACCAGGTAGCGATACGCTCGATCTTGACTGGCAAGTCATCCGCCCCATCCCGACCTCTCAACGGGATGGGGCGGTTTTTGCTTGTGTTCAGGCCATGATCAGTTCGGCCAATTCACTCCGTGAAGGATCCGTGCGGAGTATCCGCCGTGCACGGATCAAGTGATCGGCTGCCGCGATCTCCCGGTCGTACGCGCTCGGGGCGGGGGTGCCATGCGCGTGAGCGAACCACGCGGAAACCTCGGCCCACGAGTACAGCGCCCACTGGCCCGTGGACATCGGCGCGGGGAAGTCGCCCGGGCCCCGCTTGCCCGCCGCGAGCAGTCGCACCGATTCGTATGTGCGGCCGAGACGGTCGGCGATGTCCCGCAGGGACACGAGATCATCAGACGCGATGCCGACCACTGACAGCCCCACCGACTCCACCTCGTGGATGGCTTGGATGACTGCAGCGGGGAATGAGGTGGCTTCGCTGTAGGCGTGCACGAGGTTGTCGCCGCCGCCGCCTTCGGGGGTGAGCCGGCCCTGTGCAATTTCGAACAGGGCGTCTGCATAGTCGATTGGGTTGCGGTCAACCACTAGCGTGAATTCGTACAT